ATCGTCGCTGACGCGGCACCCGCGCATGTGGCCAAGGCTGCGTACACCGCTGTCGTGCAAGGTGCGCCCAACGTGGCGCAGCTGCTCGTGGCGTGGCGCGAAGGCGAGCTGGTGCGTCGTGCGGTTGACGCGTCGTCAACCGCCGTGGCGCTCGGCCTGCGTACCATCCTGAAGTCGCAAAAGGTCAACGTGGACGACGCGAAAGCCGTGCGCGACACGCTGCGCGCCCCGGTGTGGGCCGATGCCGGCTATGCCGAAGTCATGAGCAAGCCGACCGAAGAGAAGGCGCTTGCTGTCTATAACGCCGTGTCGCAGAGACTCTCGCGCATCGCTCGCGCCGTCGTGGGCGGCGATGCGCCGGCAGCGCAAAAGGTCAAGGCTAAGGTGCGCGTTGCGAAGGACTTGCAAGCCGCGATCGATGCGCTGAAGGCCGAAGGCTTCGAGCGTAAGGAGATCCTCGCCGCCGTGGCGCGTGCGTTCGCCGCCTGAACCGGTTGACACGCTGTCAACTGAACCCGGCCCGCTTCGGCGGGCCGTCTGCTTTCCTTTGTATGGAGTTACACATGTATAACATTCGTCTCGAGCATCAAGGCGCCGTCCTGCGTTTCAACACCGACACGCGCGAGGGAGCCTACCTCCTGTTCACTGCCATGCGTGCTGCGTACCCGCTGCACAGTCTGACCGTCTGGTACGGCGGCGCGTTGCTGGAAGACTTCCGCGCTCCGCGTTGACACGCTGTCAACTGCAACCCATCCACTCACTACTGGATTCACCATGATCACTCGCCGCGAAATACTCTACTTTGCCTGCTGCTTCTCGCTGACCGTGGCGGCCTTCACCTTCGGCCTGCCCGGCCTGCTGGTCGTCGGCTGGCTATGGTTTGTCGTCGGTCTCTGGTTCGCCCTGGTGGCCATCGCCGCCAACCCCCAGGCTTTCCTCGATGGCCTGAAGGTTGCGGTAATGGCCCCGCTATACCTGCTCCTGTGTGCCGCCATGCTCTTTGGCGTCATCTCGCTCATCTGTGGCCTTTGGAGCCTCGCTGCCATGCCCGTGGCCTCGATGCCTGTCGGCGCTCTGTTCTGTCTGCTTCTCGTTGTCCTCGGCGTAACCCGCCACTAACTCTTAGGAGAACTACCTTGTACACACGCATCCTCATCACGCTGGCCATCGCCCTCGCATCAGCAGCGTTCAACGCGCGCGCAGACTGGCTCGAGGCCAGTCCCTCGCTACAGATCGACTCCGCCCTGATGATCTCGCAGCAAGGCACCACGACCATCATGCAGCTCAAGACCAAGAGCGGTGCCTGGGAGCGCAGGCTCCTGCGTGTACGTGCCCACGACTGCGACCGTGGCTACGGTGTCATGCAGACGACACGCCTCGACGGCACCGACCCGCGCCGATGGAGCAGCTTCACGCTGCGCAACCAGTCGGTCACGCTCGGCGACAGCATCGGCCAGTACCTTTGCGGCAGCTATTTCAACCCGCCGCAACCCAGTTGACAGCCTGTCAACTGGGTACGCACCGGAGAGGGGTTCCCAATCTCGCCGGCTACGCAAACGGCACCGCGCGCAGCCAATCCGCAATTGTGATTGGCTCAGCACAAGTGCTTAGCGCCTGCCGAGCACGCTCGATCTACGTACAACCACTCCACTGAGAAGTGATCTACGTACAACCACTCAGCGGAGAAGTCGTCTTCGTCGGTCGGTAATTGTGACGGCGCACATGGTCGTCACCGGAGTGTAACGAGATGCACTATGCGGCCTTACACTGCGCCAACCCCTAACGTAAGTCATTGATTCGCGGCGCAGCCACCGCCGCGCAGTCCACCCAATGTACTTATATATATCTACACCCCATTAGGAATAGATGTAGACATAGAAATAAAACACACACACAAAATACAAGAACAACAGCCATCACACCCTCCCATTTGGGGGGTGGTGTTTTTCCGGAAACAGCTAAATCCTGCCCTCATGACGACAATGTTTACCCGCCCCACCTTCGACGCCGCCTGCGCCGCCCTCACCGGCACGCCCGACGCCCTGACCCCCAGCCAGTGCCATGCCCTCTGGTGCGCGCTCGTGCCTGCCGTCGCACAACACGCAGCCGGCCGCTACCGCTGGACCCCTGCAGCCACCCTGCTGCGCGTGCCCCTGCTGCGCGAGCAGCACACCGTGCGCGAACAACTCCGGCGCCGCCAGTTCAACGATCGCACCCTGGCCCTGCCCGGCAAACCCGTGGTTGACATCAGTCAACTGCACAGCCACTACGCAAGCCGCATCAACGAGATCCTCCTGCGCCTGGACAGCGCGCTGCAGCGCGAGGGGCACTGGTGCCTGCCGGACAAGCTCGCCGATGCGCAGCCCTTGCGCGTCGTCGTGGCCAACGAGCGCGCGGCGGGCCGCTGCGCGGGCACGCTCAGCTGGGTGCAGTGGGAAGACCCGGACATCGTGCGCCGCATCGGTGCCATCTTCGCCGCCTATGCCGAGCACAACTCCAAGACCGGTCCGATGTGGCAGCCCTACGCCACCAACGGGCGCAAGCGCGGCGCCGCTGCCGAGCTGAAGATGATGCGCGAGTGGCGCGGCGCCTTCCACGACGCCATGCACAGTATCCAAGCCGACGCTGCCCCTTACCCCGACGCCGTGCGCCCGCTCCTCGCCTTTCAGGAGGAGCTCAAGTCCAGTCTCGCGCAGCAGGCCATCGAGGAAGCGATCCGTGAGCAGTGCGCTGCACGCCGTGGCCCGCGCAACCCGGCCTTCAAGGATTCCATCTGGCACGCGCTCAACGTGAACGTGCGCACCTACCTGGCTCAGAAGTACCACGACGCCCTGGTCGCTCGCTTCGATTACCTGTGCGGGTGCAACCAGCGCGCGCTCGCTGCGCAATACAACCCCCGCATCATGTTCAACCCGTGGGCGCTGACCGCGGCGGAACTCGACAGCCTCGGGGTCAGCCCGCCCCACCACGCCCAGCACTAGACACGCGCCCGCCCTAGAACGCGCTACACGCCCTTTGCGTGCCCACCCCTGCCCTACCCCTTGAAAGGTCCCTTCCGTGAAGCTGAAGCCCCGTTCCTCCATCCCTGAGCTGCTCGCGCAGCTGCCGCCCGGCTGTCTCACCCCCACCGACACTGCCGTGCTGCGCGCTGCCAAGGCGCTCATCCACGCGCTGCGGGTGCCAGTTGACACAACGTCAACCCCGTATCTGTTCCCACCAGATACCTGCGCCGCCTTCGCGGTCGAGCTGACCGACGCGCTGGCCCAGTTGATCCAGGCCCGGCTGCCCCGCAGACGACAGGGGCGCCCGAGCATGGCAGCCGAGCACAGGGACGAGCGCGAGCGCAAGCGCGAGCGTGCCAACGCCGCATACCAGTTCAAGACCCGCATCGCCAGCCTGACGGATGCGCTGCGCGCGTACGGCACGCGCATGAAGCGTTACTGGAACGCGCAGACCGGCGAGGAGCACCGGGCTCCGATAGCGGCGCCAGCCATCGAGCGCGTGCGCGCTGCCCATGCTGCGCTGCGCGCGGCCGTGCCGGACGACGCGCCTACAGCGCTGACCGAGGCGCTGGACGACATGGACGCCATCGCGCAGCGGCTCGAGCGCGTGACCGCATGGTGGGTCACGACCACGGCGGGCGCTTCGGACGAGAGCGCTGGCCTGCACACGCACCCGTCCATAGCAGAGTGGATCGACGCCTGCCGCCAGTTGGCGCGGGAGAACTCGGTCCACCTCCACAACCTGTGAAAGCAACCACCATGCAACTCGCTGATGCAACGATTCCTGTCGAGGCCGGCTGTGTCACGCTGTGGCGCGTGCTCGGCATGCCGGGCGTGCGCTACCCCAGCAAGCTCGCCGCCGAGATGGCAGCGCGCGTGCGCTTCCCCAACGAGTCCCCCGACGCACGCTATGCGCGCGTCGCCTATGTCCGCTACTACCCGGAGCAACCCCTGTGAACCTGCACGAGACCATCACTGCCATCCAGCACATCAGCTGGACCGACACGAGCGAGCGCGGTGTGCGCATCGACATCGAGGGGTTTGCCATCAGCACGACGGCGCAGACGCTGCGCATGGGCATCGCCTCGCAGCAGGACTGCTGCGAGAACTGGGGCTACTTCATGACCAACGACGACACGCGAGCGTTCATCGGTGCGCGGCTGCTCGCGGTCAGGCTGGTGGACACGAGCCTGAACGTGCGCACGCTGCAGATGCGCATGAAGGAGCCGCAAGTCCACGATGACGACGAGATAGTGGCCACGATGTTCGTGAACCTCGAGACCGACAGAGGCACGCTCCAGTTCACTGCATACAACGAGCAGAACGGGTCCTACGGGCATGCCGCCCTGATCGAGTCGATCCAACTTCAACACAAGGCAATCCTGTGAACACGACGGACGAGTTCAAGACCACCATCTACATCAACGGGACGCCGCACCGCGCGACGGATCTGGACTTGCTGATCTTCTACGTCGATCACCCGAGCCTGCCGGGGCGCAGGTGCGCGCGGCACACGCTGGATCGCGCCTCGCTGTATCACCTGCGCAGGGGCGGCGACGTGTTCACGGCGGGCAACCGCTACTCGCTGGTGCAGGACGAGGAGACCGACTTGTTCGAGATCCCGCACATCACGTTCGTGCGCTACATCTGGCGGCTTGTCCGCAAGCTCTTCAACCGCAAGCACTGAAAGGAGCAGTTCGCCGGGGCCAACGGCGCCCTGTTAATGTATAGAAGTACACATTCAGTTGACATACAGTCAACCCATCAAAAGGAAAATGGAAAATGGTTTCCCCTGAACGCAAGACCTACATCACCGGCTCGCACATCGTGGATCTCAGCAACGTGCTGTGGCACAGTCGCGAGTGGCACGCCCAGCTGCAGAGCAGGTTCAAGCTGCATCCCGTGGTCGCCACCGCACTGGGCATGGCGCAGGCAACGAGCTGGCACTCCATCATTCTGGAGTGGCCGCACCGGTCGATCGACGACCCGAAGCAGCTGGCCTACACGCGCACCGAGGCGCACGGCGAGGCCGATAGACAGACCCGCACCGCCGTGGGCAAGTACCTGAAGGCGAACTTCCCCACGCTGAAGGACAACGTGATCCGCGATCTCGTGCACGAGCACGTTGCCACCTGCACGGAGGGCTACAGGTTCATCAGCACGAGCGAGGAGATGGTGCACGCGGTGCAGAACGGGCCGCACTCGTGCATGGCATGGTCCGGGACGCGGGCGCACAGGCATCCGTACATGTGCTATGCGCCTGCATTCGGCTGGTCGATGGCCATCCGGGAACTCGACGAGGAGATCGTCAGTCGAGCGCTGGTCTACAAAGGCCGGGCCGGGCGCATGTTCGTCCGGGCGTACGGCCAGGGCTCGCACGACGACGAGCTGCGCTGCTGGCTCATGGCGCAGGGTGTCGAGTACGTCGATAGCTGGCCTGAAGGCGCCAAGCTGGCGCTGGTCAACGGCACGGACGGCAACACGCTGTTCCCCTATCTCGACGGGGACACGCAGCGGGTCAACATCGAGTCCGACTGCCTGCGCATCAGCGAGCACGGCGACCACGAGTGCACCAACCAAGACGGTACGGCGGACAGCGACGACGACGACGACGATGCGCACTACTGCGAGGACTGCGATGAGCGCATCGACGATGACGAGAACTACTACTGGGTCAATCGCCGGCAGGACAGGCTCGTGTGCAATTGCTGCCTGGATGGTGACTACACCTACGTCAACGACTCGTACTACGTGGCGGACAACAACGCGATCGAGATCTCCGGCGAGATGTACGACGAGAACAACCTGCCCGATCCGTACGTCACGCTGCCGAATGGGTGCAACGTGTTCGAGCACGAGGCGTGGCTGTGCTGTGCCACGGACGACTGGTATCTGGAGAGCGAGGTGACTCCGGTGTGGTTCGAGGGCGACTCCTATCACCCGGACCATGCGCCGCAGGAAGCCGACCCCGAGGACGAGTTCGCCAAGTCCTACGACAAGCCCGAGGGATCGATCAGCAACGAGGTGCAGACGGTGATGCCGTGGCCCTTCGCGTCGCCGGCCAAGGACGAGGACGAGGACGAGGACGAGGACGAGGACGATCCCTATGCCGAGCTGCGTGCCGCGAGCGCGGCCGGCGCGGTGATCGAGATCCTCAACGCGAGGGGGGAGTGGAACGTCATCCATGACCCGCACTTCAACGCATCGGTCGATGAGTACCGTATTTGCAGAATGGAGGAAGCGCGATGAACTGGGACATCGACACGCCGCAAGGCATGGTGCTCGCGATGGCGTGGACACACGCGCATCTCGAGCGCATCCGCCAGGGTGGCATCTGGTTCGTGCCGCGGGTGGCATCCACCTACTGCATAGACCACGCCAACAAGACCGTCACCCGCACCGGGCTCATGCCCGACCCGGCCATCACCAAGGTGCTCAGGGCGCTCGGCTGGACCGTAATTGAAAAGGAATGAACCGTGAACATGACCTTGAAACTCTTCATCCGTGCCATCAGCACCAAGCGTGCGGCCGACTCCATCGGCGAGGCGCAGTTCGTCGCGCATCTGGCGCATGTGTTCGGCGTCACCATGATCGACGGCGTGGGCAATCTCCACTTCGATCGACGCGGCAACAGTCGATCGCGCACCCTCTTCGTGGCCCATACCGATACGATCTCCCACGGCAAGGGGATCGTCAACCCGTGGATCGTGGACAAGGAGGGCGTGTACAGCGTGAAGGAGGACACGCTCGGTGCGGACGATGGCGCCGGCATCGCGCTGCTCGGGCACCTGATGGACAACAACGTGCCCGGCTACTACATCTTCTGTAGAGGGGAGGAGTGCGGCGGCATCGGCTCGATGTACTTGGCCAAGGAGCATTCGAGCCTGCTGAGCGAGTTCGACCGCGCCATTGCGTTCGACCGCGCAGGTTTCAGCGACGTGATCACGCACCAGATGGGCGGTCGATGCGCATCGGACGAGTTCGCTGCAGCGCTGGTGGACGAGCTGAACGACCAGGGCCTGCTGTACATGCCGAGCGATGGGGGTGTGTTCACCGACACGGCGAACTTCATCGACATCATTCCCGAGTGCACGAACATCAGCGTGGGCTACGAGTGCCAGCATGGCAAGCACGAGACGCAGGACAGCGTGTACCTGTGCGAGCTGGGCGACGCGATCGTGCGCATCGACTGGGACGCGCTGCCCACCGAGCGCGATCCGGACAACGTGGACGAGCTGCCGCCCATCCGCAGCACCGACGACCAGATCACGGCCGATGCTTGGCAAGCAGCACTAGACAAGGATCCGCGTGCCCTGATGCGTGAGGTCGCCAAGCTGATCGGTGTGGCGCCTGCCCGGCTCGATGAAGAAGCGTTCCTGCCCGCGGAGGTCTACACGGTAGCGATGGGCACGAGTTCGTGGGAGGACGTGCTCTACATGCTCGCCGACATGTCGTTCGACACCACGCTGAACTAGCAACCCGGTTGACATCCCGTCAACCACAACCGAAGGAGAACCGAGATGAAGTTCAGAACCATCACCCTTGACATGCGCAGCCGGGACACCGTGCTCGCTGCGCTGCGCCTGTACGAGTCCATGCTCGTCACGGGCACGTCGATCCCCGACGACATCCTCGCCATCGCCGCCGACACGGGCGAGGCGCCCCTGGACACGCACGAGATCAACACCCTCTGCAAGAAGCTCAACGCATCATCAGCATCATGAAAATCCACTACCTGTCCGAACCGCCCAAGGGCGAAATCGCGGCCTATGCCGCAGCGAACCTGCGCGTCCTGCGCATGCTGAGCGAGTCCGAGGAATTCACCACGACCACTGCGGAGGTGATCCCGTCCGAACGCAACCCGCAGACGGGCTGGATCGAGTGGCTGATCGTCATCCGCAACGCGCTGGGCGAGCACCGCATCACCATCGGCATGATCCAGCGCGAGCGTGGCGCTGACTTCGAGTTCCACTCATGAAGGTCTCGATCGGTACACTGAGCGGCGCCGCCCTTGACTGGGCGGTGGCGCAATGCGAGGGCTACGAGATCGACTGGCTGCGGCGTCAGCTGACGAACCCGAACCCTGCGACGCGCGCCATCCCCGCCTTCTCGAGCAACTGGGCTGACGGCGGTCCGATCATTGCGCGGGAGCGCATCTGCATCGAGCCGTTCGATCCGGTGTGGCGTGCTGCCAGGGCAGACGAGTCCAACTTCACACAGCGCCACCATGCGTATCGCGGACGCACCCCGCTCATCGCGGCGATGCGCTGCTATGCCGCCAGCCAGAGAGGCGACGTGGTAGACATACCTGTGGAGTTGCTGCCTCATAATAGTGATGTATAATGCTACACATTCACCGAAGCAAAAAGGAAAGAACCATGCCTGATCGACTACAAGAGATTGCCAACAACGCCGAGACATTGGCAGACCTGCACCTGCTGAGCACCGGCGTGCGGGACAACCTGCGCAGCGCAGCATTCCTGCTGCGCGAGCTGGCCCGTTACGACGGCACGCAGTTCGACACGCCCCGGTTGATGCATGCCATCAACAACGTGCGCAACAGCCAAGCCTGACCAAAGGAGTGCAGGCATGAACAGCGTACAGATACGGCAATTCAACGCGCAGCTATACCAATTCGACGTGGTGCTCAAGGGGTATCGCGCACGTCACTGGGTGAACCAGTATCTCGTTGTCGGCGAGTCCGCGGGGCACGCACGCGCGCGCTTGCTGGAACGTCTCATCGAGAGCGACGTGGAGTTCAAGCACGTTGACGAAGGGCGCGAGATGGGCGTGGTGCAATACGTCAGCTCCCGCAGCATCCCCAATGCAGACGCGCAAAAGCGCATGGGCATCGCGCCGGCAGTGCCCAAGCCGAAACCAAAGCCCAAGCCGAGCAAGCGAGTACTCGGCCTGACGCAGCGCAGCGTGCTGCGTGGACTGGTTGAGCACAAGGGCTGGCACGACAACGGCTGCGGCTGGGTGTGGAACAACGTCAGCGGCACGCAGCGCATTCTCGATTCGCTGGTGCAGCGCTGCCTCGTGGACAAGGGGGATCACAAGTACACCATCAACGAGGCCGGGATCAAGGCGCTGAAAGTGAGGCGTCCATGAAGTTCCCGTACACCCCGACGACCAACCTGTTCCACAAGTGGGGCGGCGTCATCAAGCTGGTGCACGGCATCACGCACCAGCAGTGCCGTGCACGCGCCGGGCGCTCGCTCGATGGCTGGTGGTTCGACTGCGATGTGGAGTGGCGTGACACCGGCAAGGTGTCACGCTCGCCCGTCGAGCCGTTCAAGATAGTGGCCGACGAAGGCGCCAAGAACGCGGACATCGCTGTGCTCAGCGAAGCGATGAACGACTACCTGCTGGAGCACGGCGAATGGTACGACACCGGCCCGCACGAAGGCTGGTATGCGCACCGGAAGAAGCGAGTCGCCACGACTGATGCTGCGTTACAAGTGTCGATCTCGCGCATGAGTGCGCTGCAGTTGCTGCAACTGCTGACGACGAGCCCCGAGTACATGACCGACCGCTACTACCATGACTTCGGCGTAGCCGTTCGTACACGAATGGATGCGCTGACCCTGCAAGAGAAGAAGTCCAAGTGAAGCAAACTCCTGCAGCCAAGCGCTTCTCGCGCAAGTCCAAAGTGCGTATCTGGCAAGGGCTTGCCACGCACTACTCTCGCCCCCGCCGCCTCGGCGGGTTTTTCGTCCTGTTGCTGGCACTCATCGTGCTGTGCATCATCTTCTGGAGGATCTACTCGTGAGCGAAACCATCGCTCGTTTCCTGCGCATCAGCGCTGACTACCTCGGCCTGCAACTGTCGGCCAACACAACGAAAGAAAGCTGAACCATGAACACCCTGAACCACAAGCAAGTCTTTGATCTGATCAGCGCCGTCGGCGCCGACCGTACCGTTCTCGTGCGCGGCGAGGCGGGCCTGGGCAAAACGTCCATCCTCTATGCGATGGCGGCGGACCCGGCCTTCGCGAACTACCACGTCGTCAACCCGATCGACTGCACGCAGTTGAGCGATGGCTCGGTGTGGGTGCCGGACATCGACCGCGAGGCGGGCGTGTCGCGCGAGCTGCCGAACGAGCGCTTCGGTGTCAGCAACCTGAATCGCAAGGGCATCGACGGCAGCCGTCCGGTGTTGATCTGCCTGGATGAGATCGCGAAGGCGCGGCAATCCATCAAGGACACGCTGGCGCCGATCATCTACGAGCGACGCATCGGTGACTACCACATGCCGGCGGGTAGCATCGTCTTCGCGTGCACGAACCTGAGCGCGGAGGGGCTCGGCGACACGATGCAGGCGCACCTGCGCGACCGGGTGATTGACGTGACGCTGCGCAAGCCGACCGCGAAGGAGTGGACGGAGAACTTCGCGCTCCCGAAGGGGCTGCATGCTGCCGTCATTGCGTGCGTGCAGGAGTACCCGCAGGTGTTCGAGTCCTTCATGGACTACGAGCAGGGCGGGCCGAAGCACGGCTCGGACCTGTCGCGCAACAACCCGTACATCTTCAACCCGCGGGCAACGCAGGACAAGTGGGTGACAGGGCGCAGCCTGCATGCGACCAGCGACGTGCTCAACAAGGGCGGCAACTTGGACGAGTACACGCTCGAGACCACGCTGGCCGGCACGATCGGCCGCGCCTTCGCGGCGTTGATGATGACCTACGTGCGCTTCGGCAAGTCGTTGCCGGCGTTCGGCGCCATCTGCAACGACCCGCAGGGCACGGTGGTGCCGCAGAACCCTGGCGCGCTGGTGATGCTGTGCTTCAAGCTCATCACGCAGACGACGAGCACGAGCGAGGCGGATGCGGTGTCGAAGTACATCAAGCGCATGCCGGGCGAGGCGGGGCTGCTGTTCACGAGCAACGTGTCGCACAACGCCAAGAAGATGGGCTTGTTCTCGCGCAGCGGTACGTTCACGGCGATGCTGACCAAGAACCTCAACATCCTCAACGCGTAGGAGGGAACATGGCATACAAAGACCTGACACCAAGCGAGCGCATCAGTGCCGTTCATCTGGACCTGATGCGCGACCCGGAGTACAGCCGGGTAGGCCCCACGACGCAGCTCGGCATCGCGCGCATTGCCGGTCCCGAATGCCCGACAGCCAGGACAGACGGGCTGGACTGCTGGTACAACGAGCGCTGGATCATGAGCATGACGCGCGAGCAGCTGCGCTATGTCGTGACGCACGAGCAGATGCACAAGATGCTCATGCACTGCACGTTGTACAACGCAGCGTTCAAGCAGCACCCTGACGAGTCGGGGCAAGCGGTTGACTACGTTGTCAACCTCATGGTTGAGGACATGGACAAGGGACGGGGCTTCGTGCAGCGACCGACCGATTACCCGCCGCTGCTCGATGAGAAATACCGGGACATGTCCTGCCTTGAAGTGCTCGCGGATCTGATCCGCAACAAGCCACCGGGAGGTGGCGGCAACGGCAAGCCTATGGACGAGCACACGCAGCGCCAGCCGGGCGATGGCGATGCGGCGGCAGCGGCAGCCGAAGAGCAGATGATCGACGACGCGCGCGTGCAGGGCGAGATCACCAGTTCGCGCCTGCGCGGCGAGGGGGCGGGCGCGGCATCGCTCAAGGGGTTCGAGCGCACCGAGACGGACTGGCGCGAGCCCTTGCGCCAGTTCATGCAGGACGTGATGGAGGGCGACGAGCAGTCGCGCTGGTGCCCGCCGAACAAGTTGTTCCGTCCGCTGGGCATCCTGCTGCCGTCGCACTACACCGAGACCGCGGGCGAGCTGGTGGTGGCGTGCGACACGTCGGGATCGATGCGCAGCTACTACGCACGCATCTTCGGCGAGATCGGGCGTGTATGCGAGCAGGTGCAGCCGCGCGAGGTGAAGGTCATCTGGTGGGATACCAGGGTGGCCGGCGTGCAGACTTTCTTCCCGGTGGACTACCCGCAGCTGAAGGACAAGCTGGACGCCAAGGGCGGTGGTGGCACCACGGTGAGCTGTGTTGCGCAGTACATGCGCAAGCACGGCATCACACCGCAGGCCACGATCATCCTCACGGATGGCGAGATCGAGTCGGAGTACGAGTGCCCGGCAGGGCCGCTGCTATGGGGCGTGGTCGGCAACGCGCGGTTCCGGCCGCTGCGCGGGCAGTTGCTGCGCATCGGCAAGGAGTCGCTGTTGTGAGCATCCCGCTAAGAGCCGTGGCGCGGGCCTATCCACTCCAGCCCGTGCACGCGGTCTCGAACCGTGTGCTTGCCGGGGGCTGGAAAGGCTCCCAGCTGACTCACTACGATCTTGCGCTCGATCCGGACACGGGCAATGGTTTCTACATCTCGTTCCGTAGCATGGAGAAGCTGTGGTTCGTCGTGTACTACTCCATCCCGCTGACGGAGGACGGGCGCAATCCGCGCGTGGTGAACGAGGTGCATGCCGTGGCCACGAACTACCTGCACATGCTCAACGCGTGTCGTTTGAAGGAGGCAGCATGACCGTACCAACCGGCGGCAAGACCGCGATGCAGGTAATGCAGGAGGCGATGGCTGCACGTCAAGGGCGACAGACGGTGCAGCTCCCGCGCATGGCACGCCCCATGACGGCGCTCATCCCCGACCCGGCGCGGGCGACGGAGATGAACAGCGTGACCAAGCTGCAGGAACTCGTGCCGATACGCGTGGCCACGAACCGTGTGCTTGACGGACCGTGGCGCGGACAGGCGCTGACTGCCGTACGTGTCCTTGGCAGCATGTTCGGCAGCAAGCACTTCATCCTGCAACTGGGCCACATGCTGCGCGTCGGCGAGGCGGATACGTTCCGTGTCGTGTTCGTGGCGCACATGGCGGTGACGGGCGATCTCGCGGATCCGGCGCTCATCGCCGATGCAGAACACACTGCACAGGCGTTCATGCACATGATCAACATGCATCGCACGGATGAACCCATTCTAGTAACCCCTGGAGGAGATCCACCAACCAGCGTAATTCCCGGAAAACCGCTTGTGCGATGATGTATAATGTTATACTAACAACACCCGTTTCCCCACCCGCCGGCAAAGCCGGCATTCTTTGAAAGAGAACCATGAACCTGAACTCATGCTCCGTTATCGTCACCCTCTCCGTCTCGCAGTGGACGGCCCGCAAGCTCGACCGCGGCGTGTCCGATGAAGTCGAGGCGTCCAAGGGCGCCAAGTCCAAGGGCGCAGCGCGCGTCAACAAGAACCTGCTGGCTGGCAGACCCGAGCTGGAAGGCATCGCGCAGATCGCCACGCGCATGCGCAACTACGTGTACGACAACACGTTCCCCTGGACCGACTCCGGCCAGCGACTGTTGCCGACGCTCAAGCTGGTGGACTTCGACAAGGCAGTGCGCGGCCACATGGCCGAGTTCACCGCGGCTGTCGCCTCGTTCATCGACACCTACCCGCACCTGATCACCGCGCAGGCGATGGCTCTGGGCGACATGTTCAAGCGCGAGGAATACCCGAGCGCTGCGCAGATCGCCGAGAAGTTCAGCGTCACGCTGGACATCGAGCCGGTGCCGGCCGCGGGTGACTTCCGGGTAGACGTTGGCAACGAGGCAATGGCCGAGCTGCAGAAGAGCTTGATGACGACCAACAACTCGCGTGAGAAGGCGATGCTGGCCGACATCAGCAAGCGCATCGGCGAGCATCTCGAGCGCATGGCGGATCGACTCGTGTCCGACACGGACGCGAAGACCGGCGAGCTGAAGCAGCGCCGCTTCCACGACACGCTGGTGACGAATGCGTTCGACCTGTGCGCGCTGGTCAAGTCGCTGCCGGCGCTGGCCGGGCACGAGATCGACAAGGCGGCGAGCGCGCTGGAAAAGGCGCTGAACGGCACCACGGCACAGGCGCTGCGGGACGACCCGATCAAGCGCGAGGCGGTGCGCAAGCAAGTCTCCGATCTGCGTGACCAGTTCTCGTTCTGAGGAGGTGTCATGGACAAGGCACAACAGATTGCCCGCGAGCTTCTCATCGCGAACTGCGAGAACAACGGCGACACCATCGACGCGTACAGCGGACGTGGCATGTGCGGTGAGCAGTGCGTCAGCATCAAGAACAGCGACTCGTCGTTGACTACGCTGATGTTCGACCTGGGTATGCAGTTCCGCGAGTGGCTGGATAGCGCTACGGCTGCCGACCTCACGCTGGCCGACGATGTTTGTCGCGCTCTTCAAAGCGTCCGCGAGGACGCGCTGGGCATGCGCAGCGTGTTCTACTGGCCGCGCTTGAGCCACTCGTGAACCGCTGGCACAAGGAGTTCATCCGGCGGCTTCGCGCCGCCGGAATCACCGTCACGAAGACGGAGCAGCGGAGCAACAGCTTGGCGTTGGACTGCAAGCATGGACGGACGACGGTGCGCTATTTCATGGGCATCTCACCGTCCGACCATCGAGCACTAGACAATGCTTTCCACGACATCAAGCGCGCACTCAGGGAACAGTGATGAGAGCAATACGCACAACTGAAGCACCCGTGAAAGATCGGATCAAGGAGGTATTGCTTGCACACAACGTGCAGTACGACATGCCCGCCACCCACGGCTATGGCAAGTCGGGCAACTTCGATTTCGTCTGCTGCGTTGCAGGTGCCTACCTGGGCATCGAGGCGAAGCGCGACGACAAGGAACCACCGACCGCGCTGCAGACCGACCACGCGGAAGCGGTGATGCGCGCGGGCGGCGCGGTGCTGCTCATCCACAAGGACAACACGCACCTCGTTGCCCGCGCGATCATCAATCTGCGCAATGGCAGGAAAGTGTTGAACTGCTGGCCGGCACAACGCGCAGAAAGCCCCGACAACATAGCGCCACCTACATTGCGAAAGAAAGGAATCCCCGCATGAATACTCGCGTCACCCTACCGAGCGATGAGCAAAGGAGTAAATCACCATGAACGCTGATGAGTTCAACACACGCATCGCTGCGCTGTCACCCGAGCAGCAGCTGCTGATGCGCAGCGTGATCGAGGAAGTGATCACGATCATCGAGCAGCCGCAGCTGCCCGCGGTGCTGGTGCGCGTCTTGCCGAGCAGCGCCACGGATGCGTTCGCCGTGGTCACGGCGCACTGCCTGTGCGCCAACCCCCACGATGCGCACCACATGCTGATGGGCTTCCTGGCGGCACATGCGGCAGTCATAAGCGCGGCCATGCCGCAACCCGATGAAGTGAGGCACTGACCGTGGCCCGCCCTTTTGAAACCCTCATTGGCTTGGATATTGAGTCGAGCTGGGGCCGGGCTATCGGCTTGGGCTTTTCAAGTCAGACGATGGAGGAGTACATCCGCGACCCACGCTTCAAGCTGTGGGGACTGTCGTGGGCAGTCGTTGATCTGCAGACGGGCGAGCACCACGAGGTGTGGGTACGCGCGAAGGAGCTGGCTGCCTTCTTCGCCCGTTTCGACTGGAGCAAGACGGCAGTCGTTGCACAGAACGCGGCGTTCGACGTGGCGGCGATCTTCTGGCACCACGGTGTGCACCCATGCTTCGTGTTCGACACACTGAGCATGGGCCGCGCGCTGCACGGCGTGGAAGCAGGCAACAGCCTGAAGACACTGGCCGAGCGCTATGAACTGCCGCCGAAGCTGGAGGGCTTGTCGCCGTCCGAGAACATCATCGACGAGCTGCCCTTTGCTGTGGAGCAAACACTGGCGGATTACTGCCGGCACGATACGTGGCTGTGCATCGAGCTGCTCCTGCGCATGCTGCCGGCGTTCCCTGCATCGGAGCTCAAGCTCATCGACATGACGGTGCGCATGTACACGAAGCCCTGGCTGACGCTGGATGTGACGCTGCTGCAAGAGGCGCTGAAAGACGACACCGATGCGCTTGCAGCGGCGCTGGCACTGGTCGGCCGCACCGAGTCGGAGCTGGCCAGCAACGACACGTTCGCCGATGTGCTGCGCCTGCTTGCCGTGGATCCGCCGACAAAGCCTTCGCCGGCCAACAAGGCGAACATGATCTATGCCTTCGCCAAGAACGATGCGCTGTTCCAGCAGATGCTCAATGGCGACAACGAGAACGTGGCGCTGCTGTGCGAGGCGCGGCTGCGCGTCAAGTCCACGCAGGGCAGGACGCGGGCGCAACGCTTTATCGACATCGCTTCGCGCGGGCTGCTGCCGATCCCGTTGAACTACTGGGGCGCCGGGCCGGGACGCTGGCAGGCAGCGAAGGGCTCGAACATCAACATGCAGAACATGAAGCGCGGCAGCCGGCTGCGCAAGGCAATCATGGCGCCTGACGGGTATGTCGTGGTGGTCGGCGACCTGTCGCAGATCGAGCCGCGCGTACTGGCCTACCTCGCCGATTACAAAGCGCTGCTCGACATCTTCCGCTCCGGCGCGGATGTCTACGCTGTGTTCGGTGCGGAGATGTTCGGTGTGCCGGGCATGACGAAGGAGACGCACCCGGTGCTGCGCCAGAGCGCCAAGAGTGCGCTGCTGGGGGCTGGGTACATGCTGGGCTGGCTTTCGTTCGCTGCGCAGCTGCTGGTGGGCTTCCTGGGGGCGCCACCGAAGCGCTACACGATGGTCGATGCCAAGCAGCTCGGCATCAGCGCGGCCAAGGCGCAGAAGTTTCTCGGCAACGAGTGGCACATGCTGCGGGCAGCGACCATCGCACACACCTGCACGCGCGACGAGCTGCTGATCCATTGCATCGTGGCCAAGGAGATCATCGAGCGCTACCGCGAGACGGCCGAGCCCGTCGTCAGGTTCTGGAAGTTCCTGGGCGACATGCTCACGCGCTGCCTGTACGGTGGCGAGACCGTGAGCTACAAGTGCCTGACCTTCAGCAAGGAAGCGATCACCCTGCCCAACGGCATGCGCATCCTGTATCCCGCGCTGGAGCAGGGCAGGGACGAGCGCGGCCGTATCCAGTACACCTACCTGAAGGGCAAGAAGCGCACGACGCTGCACCCTGGCGTGCTGGCCAACAACGTCACGCAAGGGCTGGCGCGTGTCGTGATGTCTGACGGCATGCTGCGCGTGCAGACCCGGCTGCCCGTCGTGTTGACCGTGCACGACGAGCTGGCCGCGATGGCACGCAAGGAAGATGGTGCGAAGGCGCTGCCGTGGGTGCTGCGGCAGATGACGAAGGAACCGCCCTACATGCCCGGTATCCCGCTGGCAGCAGAGGGTGGTGTGCATGAGCGATACGGGGAGGCGAAGCAATGAAGATCAAGCTGCCGGTTGACCGGGCTCACCCCGGCTTTAGGGTGTTCAGGCCCGGCGAGGCCCTGATGTGTCGCTGCATCATCAGCATCCTGCTGCGCCGCCTGGGCGTCGAGCATGCCGTGATCACCCAGGCCGATCTGGATGGCATGGTGGGCACGTACCTCATCGAAGGCTTCGAGGGCGATAACCTGCTCCTCGCCCTGGGCTACCGGGACAAATCCGATGACAACTGACCCTGACGCGGAGTTAAACAAATGACCATCGGCGACATCTTCCTCATCATCGCCCTGTGCGTGGGCGTCTTCAACTGCGGCATCGTCGTCGGTGCGTGGTATGTCTTGCACAAGCAGGACGATGAGGAAGTGACCCTCGACGACACGCAGCACTAAAGGAGTAGAAATGAAAGAGCTGAAAACCCACCCGATCCCCTCATCGTTCCGCTTGCGACGCCGCAAGTGGGACGTGCTGCGGGAACCGAAAGGCAAGCCGCCGATCTTTGGCGGGCACGCGTACCCGACGAGCAAGCGCATCGTCATCTACGACGCGGCGCGCAACCGGCTGCGCACGCCGCACGAGCAGCAGAAGACGTTCTGGCATGAGTCCACCCATGCCGTACTGATGACGATGCAGCACAAGCTGGCGCGCGACGAACGCTTCGTCACCCAGTTCGGCCTGCTGCTGGAGGAGCTGGTTCGCACGGCGCGTTTCGAGGGGAACGAAGGATGAGGATCACCAAAACGGCGCTTACGTTCGATGCGTTCAGAGCGGCCAATGTGGCGCGCTGCGTGAAGTGGCACCCGGCAGGGATCGATTCATGGTCTCCGTCTGATTGGCTTGTGGCCGTGACGGGAGAACTCGGCGAACTCGCATCGCTGCTCAAGATGCGCAACCGAGAGCGCGACGGTCTGCCGGGGAACAAGTTTTCGCCGACGCAGAAACAGATTGCCGACGAACTAGCTGACGTGCTCACGTACCTAGATCTTCTCGCTGAAGTGCTTGGGGTGGACCTTGGGCGAGCGGCGGTGACGAAGTTCAACGAGGTATCAGAGCGCGTCGGATTCCCTGATCGACTGGAGGTGCAATCATGACTGTCATCGCCTGGGACGGCACCACGCTGGCCGCTGACAAACGCGCAGTGAGTGGCGGGGGCATCTCCCGCACCTGCACAAAAATCTGGCCTTACAAGGACATGCTCCTCGGCATCAGCGGTGATTGGGACATCGGCGCTGAGGTGCGTGAGTGGTTCAAGGCCGGCGCCGAGCCAGAGAAGTTCCCGAAGATTGCGCTGGAGGACAAGGCCACGTTCATCGTGATCGGCGCCGATGGCATCCGTCACTACTGCCGCGGTCCGTACCCGATGTGGATCGAAGCCAGATGTTGCGCGTGGGGCGCGGGCCGCGACTTCGCCGAAGCAGCGATGTACTTGGGCCGGGACGCGTACAAGGCAATCGAAGTGGCGTGCCACTTCCAGTCCGACTGCGGTAACGGGATAGACACGCTGCAGCTACGGAGGATGCCATGATCGAGGCACACTGCCGCTGCCCTGGTTGCGGCCAATGCGAGGCACACGTACAGCTCGGCATAGCGCAAGCAGCACTGCGCATGGCCATCGCGACCTTCGAGTATTACGCCGAGCTGCACGCCGCCAAGGGCACGCCCGATGGCGATGCCCAGGCGCGAGCCAATCGACTGAGGGCTGCTACGTGCTTTGCGGCACTGGGAGAGAAGCAATGAAGTGGTCGTACTCAGGTGTCAAGGACTTCGAGACGTGCAAGCGCCGCTTCCACGAGATCAAGGTACTGAAGAATTACACACGGCAAGACACTGTGCAGACGTTGTACGGAACGAACCTGCACAAGCAAGCCGAGCAGTTCATCAAGGAGGGCAAGCCGCTCGACCCGGACTTCGCGTTCCTGACACCTGTGATGGAAGCAATCAAGAACATGGAGGGCACCAAATACTGCGAGCTGGAGATGGGCTTGCGCGAGAACTTAGAGCCCTGCGACTTCAAGGATCCGAAGTACTGGGTGCGCGGCATCGCCGACTTGGTGGTGGTCGCGCCGGACATGACCACGGCGCGCTGCTTCGACTACAAGTCGGGCAACGATCGCTACCCGGACACGGACCAGTTGATGCTCATGGCGCTGATGCTCTTCCAGCACTTCCCCACTATCCAGAGCGTCACTGGCGGACTACTCTTCGTCCTCAAAGGGACGGTGGCGAAGCACCGCGTCACGCGGGCGCAGATCGAGCCCTTGTGGTGGCGCTGGCGCGAGCGCGTGGCTGGCATCGACGCAGCCTACGCAAGCGGCCAGTGGCCACCGAAACAGTCGGGCCTGTGCAAGAAGTACTGCCCAGTGAGCACCTGCGAATTTCATGGAGTGCGGTGATGGCTGATGCCCAACCCACCATCGGTTGCGCTGTGGGCTGCGGGCGCAAGTGGCTGGCTGACGACATCGAGGCGAGCGGGTGGGACTACCTATCCATCTCGAATCGCTACCGCTGCATTGCGTGCACCCAGGAGCTTGTGGCCGCGCGAGAGTTCGTCGGCACCGAGGGTGGCTACAGCATCGATCCGCTGCCCCCCACGTCGCGCGGCGCGTTGCGCAAAGAAACTGCGTCGAGCATCACAGCACCTGCGAAGATAGACTGAAGGAGACACCCATGCCCAAGTCAACGCCTGCCAAGCTCGCTTACCAGAAGGTATACAACAACACACCCAAGCAGGTGGCCGTGCAGACGAAGCGCAAGGCTGCGCAGCGCGCTGCGATCAAGTCCGGCGCCTCGCCCATCGGCGACGGCAAAGACGTTGCACACAAGACCGCGCTGGACAATGGCGGTGGCAACACTCCCGGCAACACGTCGGTGCAAGCGCCCGGCAGGAACCGCGCGTGGCGCAAGGGCATGAAGGGCTACACGGTTCCCGATAAGTAGCTGTCGGCTTTCTTTACGCAGCGCAGTCCGCGTTGCGCTAACTCATTGATTTCTATAAGTGGCGTGCACATTGCTTTATCAAGCCAGCGGGGGCTTTCCCCGTATTTTCCCTGGAGTGTATGAATGAAGAAATCTCTGCTAGCGGTAGCTGCCTTGCTTGGTGTCATGGCCCAGGCACAAGCGGTGGTTGTTTGCGATAGCTGCAATTACATTAGCGCAGCGGTTGCAACCAACCTCGGGGTACACGCCCCGGCGACTTTCGACAACAGCACGTTCAGCAGCGCCTCGGCGGGGCAGAACGGTAACTTCAACAACCTGTGGGTGTTCAGCACCAACACGCTCGGGTTGGCGTCTCTCGATATGATCTTCCTGCCAACGGAGAACATCAGCAACTTCGACGTGAAGGTATACAACGTCGTGAGTTCGACGTGCAATCCGAATTCAGGCTCTGCGGGGGGAGCTTGTGCAGGAGTGACGCTTGGTTCCTTGATTACTGATGGAACCACGGCGCCGGGCTTTGCTGTGGTGAGCGAGGGCATCGCATTGGGCGCTGGTACATACGCCTTCGATGTGACTGGCACGATCTCTGACTTGGTAGCAGGTCAGCCGGCATCGTATGTGGGCAACCTGCAGGTATCCCCCGTGTCGCCGATTCCCGAACCAAGCTCATTGGCGTTCATGAGCATCGGTCTGCTGGTACTCGGGGCGTACAAGCTGAAGCAGAACGCATCGGCGTAGTACTTCTCAACTTCTCAGGAGAAACAAATGAAGAAATCGCTATTGGCGGCAGCCTTGTTGGCTGTCATGGGCGTTGCACAGGCAGGTGTCTGCACGCTGTTCGCGAAGGATGGCACCTGCTCGTTCGCGACCGACACCAGCGGGGGCACGGTGATCTACTCGAACCCGACGAACCTGTCGAACATCGGATCGGGGACGATCAACCCCTTCCTGACTTCGCAGCAGAACGGGACCGAGGGCGGAGTGACGACCGACTCGCCGATCGTGAACACGTTGCCGCTGCAGGACAAGCGCGATAACGTCAACACGTTCACCACGACGTTCACCCAGAACCAGCTAGGCGTCCGGACCATTGGTGGCGTGCAGTACTACCAGTTCTTCCTCGACACCAACGAGCCGAGCAGCGCGCAGGACAAGCAGATCTCGATCGACACCATCCGCATCTGGGATGCCAAGTCGGCCGCGCTGCAGCTGCTCACCAACGCCAACGTCACGCAGTTCAGCGACATCGACAACCTGTTCTCATCGCTGATCTATGCGATGGGTCCGGGCAACGACATCGTGATGGACGGTACGCTGTTCAATGGCAGCGGCCTGGGCTATGACTTGTCCATGCTGATCCCGGTCATGGACTTCGCCAACGTGGCGCTCGACAGCCGGATCATCTTCGGCGTGACCTATGGCGGGGCCGGCGGGTCGGCGACCACCGCTGACGGTTACGAGGAGTGGGCGTATCTGGCCGGCAACGGCCCCGGCACGACCAATGTGCCCGAGCCCGGATCGCTGGCACTGGTAGGTCTTGCGCTGGTTGCGCTGGGCGCGCTGCGCTACAAGCGCGTTTGAGGTGTCATTAGGCCGGCAGCGTCATCACTGGCGCTGCCGGCCTTGCCATTTTGCTTATGGCGTCGGGTTTGTCGCCGCGTAGGGCGGAATCCACGCAACGGTCGGCAGCGTGCCCGGACCGAACCACACAACTGCGCGGCTCGAGCCGGCGGGCACACCAGCCGGCGGTTCTACCGGCGGCGTTGAGGGCGGCAGCGGAATAACTACCCCAGTACCCGCAGGAGCACCCGGCGGCATTGGCGGCAGCACAATTGGATGCGCAGGCTCTACCGGCACTCCGGGCGGAACCCAACCCGGAGGCGGATTCGGACGGCCCCAGCCCCACGGGGGTTCCGCGATGGGGTTCGATGGACGCGGGTCATTCGGACCCCAGATATGCGGAGGACGGGGCTCGGGGCGACCCCAGCCCCACGGGGGTTCAGCGATGGGGTTCGACGGACGGGGGTCATTCGGACCCCAGAAGCCGAGTGGCGGCTGCGGTTGCGGGAATGTGCCCGTACCGGGATTCCAGCCAGCGATTGGGTTCGTAGGGCGCGGATCGCCAGGACCCCAGATGCCGAGTGGTGGCGGTGGGGTTGCCCCATCCTCCACGGGAATGATCCAAGCCTTGAAAGGTGTCATGAAAGAGACTCCTGATTTGATACTGCGTTAGAACGGTACGCAGCGCCCGAGTGAGGCCCAGAAGCCCCATCGGAAATCGTAACACCGTGACCTACACAAAGGAACAGCAATGACTAACAGTCAGAACGACACGCAGGAGACACACTTCCTGCAGCCCAAGATCACCGGCTATCGCCAGCTCAGTGAGGCAGAAGTTGCACTGATGAACGAGGGCAAGGCGCTGGCCGAAGCCTGCGGCGCGTACATCGAGAAGCTGCGGATGCACCCCGACGCCAACAGGCCAGACACCGGTAACTTCCCGCATCCGCTCGACCAGCGCTGGGTCAGCATCGGCGCCACGCAACTGCAGCAAGGATTCATGGCCGTGATCCGCGGCATCGCGCAACCCACGACGTTCTGAGGAGCAGCGATGAACCACTACTCAGAAACCGATGCGTTCTTCCCGCAGATGTTGGCAGACTATCGTGCGTGGCAAAAGACACTCGGCGGTGTCGATATGGTTGCGCTGCGAGACGAGCTCAGCGTGAAGCTCACCAACTACCCGTACTGCTGCAAGACCTACGCGTACGCTCCGTACGAGCACATCATGCTGGAGCTGAAGTGGACTTTCGTCGCCTACAAGGTGGCCCAGCAGCAGCAGCAGCAGCAGCTGCAGCAGCAGCAGCAGGGTCATAACCTGATGGTAGTCGCGTTTGGTGATGCGGCAACCCCACCACTTGAGAAACAGCAATGAAAACCTACACCGGAACCAAGCTCGTCAAAGCGAAGCCATTGAGCCGTGCTGCGTACAACGAATACCGGGGCTGGCCTACGATCGCCGCGGAAACCAACGACGCCGGCTACCTTGTGGAGTACACCGATGGTGGTGCGCCGAACGACGCGCGCCACAGCGGCTACATCTCGTGGTCGCCCAAGGATGTGTTCGAGGCAGCCTACATCGACATCGGCGATGTGGTCCACCTGCAACCGTACCAGCAACGCGTTGTAGCTGAGCTGGTTGAGGTGGACACGCGACGACTGAAGCTGCTCACGTTCATCGCATCCCCCGGTTTCAACGGCGTCTATGCAGCCGAGCAAGACCGCTTGCGCGAACAGGCAGCGATCATGATGGACTACAGCCGCGTCCTGGGTGAGCGCATCAACGCATTCGACATAACAACACGGGATTCCTGACATGGAAATCGTAGACAACAAGGCGCTGCACCTGCGGGTGCGCAACGCCGACAAGTTCGCCGTCCTGCCTCACAAGCACATCACGCCCATCCCTGGCGGCGGCTTCAACGTGTACGTCAAGTGGGGTCTGGACGAGGTGCGCGTCCTGCGCAATCTCGGCATCACCAACGCGCCCTCGCCGATCCGCAAGAAGTACAGCTGGCCAGGGCGCTACAAGCCAATGGCGCACCAGCGCGAGACGGCGGACTTCAGCACGATCAACCGACGCTGCTTCATCCTCAACGATGCCGGTACGGGCAAGACGCTCAGCGCACTGTGGGCTGCCGACTACCTGATGTCGATCGGGCGCGTGCGGCGCGTGCTCGTCGTGTGCCCCAAGTCGATCATGGAAGCCGCGTGGATAGCGGACATCAACCAGAGCGTCATCCACCGTAGCGCAGTGGTGGCGCATCACTCCGATCCCAAGCGCCGTGTCGAAGCGGTGAAGCAGGATTACGAGTTCGTCATCGTGAACTACGACGGCTTGGAGATCATCGGCCACGCCGTGCGCAGCGACAAGCGCTTCGACCTGATCATCGTTGACGAAGCGACGAACTACGGCAACTCATCGACACGGCGGTGGAAGGCGTTGAACTCGCTGCTCACGCCCAACACGCTGCTGTGGTTGATGACGGGCACGCCGGCCGCGCAATCTCCCGAGCACGCCTACGGGCTGGCCAAGCTGGTGAACCCTGCCAGCGTGCCGCTCTACAAGAGCGCGTGGCGCGACAAGGTGATGCTCAAGGTCAGCACGTTCAAGTGGGTGCCGCGACCCGATGCGAAAACCATCGTGTTCGCTGCGCTGCAGCCTGCGATCCGTTTCTCGAAAGCGCAGTGCCTGGACCTGCCGCCTGTTGTCGTGCAGACGCGCGACGTGCCCATGACAGCGCAGCAGCACAAGTACTACAAGCTCATCAAGGAGCAGATGCTGGCAATGGCTGCGGGCGAGCGCATCAGTGCCGTCAACAAGGGCGTCATGGTCGGCAAGCTGCTGCAGATCAGCGCCGGTTCCTGCCGCACTGACGATGGCGATGTCATCGAGTTCGACGCTGCGCCGCGCCTGAACGTGCTGCTGGAAGTTGTGCAGGAGACGAGCAACAAGTTCATCATCTTCACCACTTTCACGGCGTCGATCGTGCGCCTGCACGAGTTCCTGAACAAGCACGGCTTCCGCGTTGAAACCATCGACGGCCATGTGCCCATGTCCAAGCGCGGCGACATCATCAATCGCTTCCAGCACACCGACGAGCTGGACGGACTGGTGATGCAGCCGAAGGCCACGGCACACGGGCTGACGCTGACGCGCGCCGATGCGGTGATCTTCTACGGCCCGGTGAACAGCGTGGAGCAGTACATTCAGGGCATCGCTCGCGCTGATCGCAAGGGACAGACGGCGGACAAGGTGACGGTGACGCACATCCAGAACAGCCCGGCTGAACGGTTGGCTTTTCAACGCCTTGCCGGACGTGTATCGGAGAGTGAACTACTCTCGGGCATGTTCGATGAGGTGCTGGCTGCCTGAAGAGCACACTCGTTGTTGACTCACTCCGCCTAGCAATGTATAATGTTATACACAACGTAGAAAGGACACCCTGAAATGCCTGAAGCACAAGCCGCCGAAACGATTCCCTTGGACCGCCTTGCGAAGATGTACATCCGCATGCGCGACAAGGTGCAGGAACTGACGCGCGCTTACGAAAGCGCTGTCGAGGACATCAAGCTGCAGCAAGACACCGTAGCCCATGCGATGAAGGATCGCGTACGTGCGCTGGGTGACGGTATCAACTCGGTGAAAACCACCGAGGGGACGATCATGCTGACCACCAAGACACGATACTACGCGCAGGATTGGGATGCCTTCGGCGCGTTCGTGATCTCGACAGGCGACGTGAGCCTGTTGGAGAGACGTGTTGCGCAGAGCAACATGGCGATCTACCTTGAAGCGCATCCCAATGCGGCGCCGCCCGGACTCAGCTCCGTGTCGGAGATCGCCGTGACCGTTCGCAAACCCGCTGCAAACTAGAACTGACGCAGCAACCAACCCTGGAGAACTAGTAAGTGAACACTCAAGTAGCAGTTTTCAATCCTGGCCAACTTCCTGCGCACCTGCGTTCGGTCGGCATCTCGGACACCGCGCGAGCACTGGCTGGCGGCGGGCAGACGGGCAATCGCCTGTCGATCAAGGGCGGCGTGTTCCGTCTCATCGTGGACGGCAAGGAAATCGCTGCCGTCGATGAGCGCTACCTCGACATCGTGATCGTGGCCGCTGCACCGAAAGTCAGCCGCACGTTCTACCTGTTGCCGTACGACGCGGACAAGCCCGCGATGCCCGACTGCTGGAGCCAGAACGGCGACGTGCCCGACATCACGTCGAAGAACAGACAAGCCGCCAGCTGCGCTGCCTGCCCGCAGAACGTCAAGGGCTCGGGTCAGGGCGACAGCCGCGCCTGCCGCTACTCGCAACGCATTGCCGTGGTGCTGGCCAACGACATCGAGGGTGACGTGATGCAGCTGAGCCTGCCCGCGCTGAGCCTGTTCGGCAAGGCCGAGGGCGAGAACCGTCCGCTGCAGGAGTACGCACGCTGGCTGACCGCGCAAGGCATCGACCCGACGATGCTGGTGACGCGCCTGAAGTTCGACACGAAGTCGGAGTCGCCGAAGCTGTTTTTCAAGGCGATGCGCTGGCTCGAGCAGGACGAGTTCGATCTGTGCCGCGCAGCCGGCACCACTCCCGACGCGCAGAAGGCGCTCATGATGAACCCGGCGCAGATGGACGGCGTGGGAGCGGCACCCGTGAGCGTGCCCGGCACGCCGCCCGTGACCACAAAGCCGGCAGCGCCTGCACCGGCTGTCGAGCCCCCCGAGCCGCCGGCACCGCCGCCGCGTACTCGTGCGGCAGCGCCTGCACCTGCCGAAGAAGTCGAGCCGCCGGCACCGCCGCCCCGGCAGCGCAAGCCCCGGACGCCGGCTGCTGCAGCCAACGGTGCCGCTGCGGCGCCTGTACAAGCGCCTGCAGCGCCCGCAGTCGAAGTGGAGCCCGTGGTGATCAGCGGCACCCCGGCAGCGCCCCCTGCGGTCGCTACGGGGGCGCTGGCCGACATCCTCGACGCCTGGGACGACTAGGCCCGACGGAAGCACCCGCACCTTGCGTGCGGGTGCTTCCACGGAGCCATTCCTATGAGCTATCGCAAACACGTCCACGACGCCGTGCAGACTGGCGGAGATTCACTCGGCCCGCAACTCGGGCGCGCTGCGGTGCGCCTGGGCTTTCCAGTGACGCGCATCGCAACCGCGACGGGCGCCACGCGGGCCACGGTCTACAGCTGGTTCTACGGCAATCAAGTATCCAACGCTTATCGCAGCGCTGTGAGCACCCTGACATCCATATTGAGTGACGCGCCCACCGCCGCCGTCGCCTGGAGCAAAGCATGCCGAGCCTTCCATATCCAAGAACACTCACCGACGCAGAGTTCGTCCGGTTAGCGGACATGCATCTCCTGACTGACGCGCTGCCTGTTGCATGGCAGGAAAGCGCCGTCGCGCGGCTGCGCGCGTACACGGATCGCCAGCGCTTCCATTCACCTTCCCGGCCGGTAGCCGCTCGCGGGCCTACCGACAATGGACGCAACTGACTTCCTCACGGCTGTACTACCCCGCACCGGCATCTACTGCATATGCGAACTGACCACCAAGTTTCGCCAGCACCGCTACGTCGATAGCGTTGCTGCTGCAGTGGCCGATGCTGAGCGTTTTGCAGCCGGGGGCCTGAACACGTACTTCGCGCTTGCCAGCTTCAATCAGCGTGGCAGCCGCGAAGCCATCAATGCGCATCACATGCGCAGCTTCTTCTTTGACATCGACATCGATCCTGCAGGTAAAGGGGGCAAATACCGCAGCAAGAAAGAAGCCGTGATCGCGCTGCACGCGTTCATGGAAGCCACCGGCCTCGCCACTCTGGGAGATCCGTGGCTCGTTGATTCCGGTGGCGGCGTGCATGTCTACTGGCCGCTGTCCGCCGACGTTCTGATCGCCGACTGGCAGCCCGTCGCCGAGCGACTGAAGCGCACGGCGGTCGCGCATCAGCTGCACATCGACAAGGCTGTCACCGCCGACGCAGCACGCGTGCTGCGCATGCCGGGCACGCTGAACTTCAAGTACGACCCGCCGCGTCCATCTGCGATCAAGCAGACGGGCTATGCGTTCACGCTTGCGGACATCGACAGTCTGCTGCCCACACTCGAGATGCTGGGAGCGCTGGCGCCAGTCAACGGTCGAACGCTCGCGCTGACCGAGCCTGCCATCAACATTCCCGGCACACGTCCCACGTTGCCGGGGATCACCATCGTGAACGGTATCCCCGGTCAACGCCCGGTCCGCACGACAACGGTGGGCGCGGCGCTGGTGCCGCACATCGACAGCAGCTTCACGCAGATTCTGGATCGCTCGATGGCCGGTAATGGCTGCGCTCAGGTCCGGTTCTATGTGGAGCACGCCGATGAAGACGGCATGGAGCCGATGTGGCGCAGCATGCTCTCGCTGGCAAAGTGCACGACAGAAGGGCTCGATGCAGGCCGGAAACTGGCTGCCATGCACCCGTACTCCGAAGAGCGTCTGCAGGCGAAGTGGAATGCGCTGCAGGGACCGTACAGCTGCAACAAGATCGAAGAGCTGAACCCTGGCGGCTGTGCCGGTTGCCCACACGCCGGCAAGATCACCAACCCGCTGCCGCTCGGGTATGCCTATGCGCCGCAAGTGGTGCCGGCGACATCGGCAGCACCGGCACTGCCCGCACCGCCCGATGAGTTCACTTTCGCCAACAACCACACGAGCCGCGTCACCCACGGCGAAGCAACGGTGATCCTGCCATACGTCTTCTTCCTGCACAGCGTGATGCAGGAGGGGGACAGCTACTGCGCACGCTTTTGTCGCGTCGTGGATGCCGACACGCTGATCTTCACGGCTGTGCCCATGCACACCCTGGCCCGCAAGGACGACGCGCTCAAGACGCTGGCAGGCCAGAACATCTTCCCCGTGAAAGGCCAAGATCTGAACCTGTTCGCCTACCTGCGTGCATGCGTGCAAGCGGCCAGCGTCGGCAACAAATCGCTGCGCGTTCCGCCGAAGTACGGCTGGCAGCCTGACGACAGCTTCGCGTTTGGCGATCGCGTCGTTGCAGCGACAGGCGAATACAGCTTCATCTCCGATCGCCTGGGCAACCTGATCGAAGGCATGGTGCCGCACGGCAGCATGTCTACGTGGCAGCGCATCGTGGCAATGCTGTGTGCCAAGGGCTGCTATGACATCGTGTCGCTGATGCTGATCGGCTTCGCCTCGCCGCTGATGAAGTGGAGCAACAACGGCGCCGACGCGATGGTGATCCATGCATGCGGGCGCGAGTCCGGTGTAGGCAAGTCCCTTGCGCTCGGGCTGGCACGCAGCGTGTGGGGCGGCAAGCGCTTCATCGTCGTGCCGACCACAAGCGAGAACACGATGCTGCAGCGCGCCGGCCTGTTGGGCGGACTGCCGCTGCTCGTTGACGAGGTGACGGCCAAGAACCGCATGTCCGAGATGGAGTGGGTGCCGAAGTTCATCTTCGACTACTCGCAGGGTCAGCACAAGCTCAAGGGATCCCACAGCGCCAACGCCGAACTCAGCGACAACATGATGTGGAACGGGCTCGCCCTCATCACGAGCAACAGCCCCGTGCTGGAGCACATGCTCGGTGCCCGCGACACGTCGAGCAACGGTGAAGTGCAGCGCTTCCTCGAGTGGCGCTGCGAGGTGCCCATCAACTTCTCGAACACCGAACGCGACACGCTGCAGCTGCTCAACGAGAACTACGGTCATGCCGGCCCGCAGTTCGCCACATGGCTGGTGAACAACCTCGCCGTTGCCAAGCAGGTGTTCGCCACCGTGATGGAAGGCTGGCGCAAGCAGCTGGACGCAACCGACACCGAGCGCTACTGGGTGGCAGGCGGCGCAGCGATCATCACGGCCGCGGTCCTGCTCGGCCCGCAGCACGCCAACATCTGCACCATCAACGCCAAGCGCGTGATGGACTTCCTGCAAGGGCTCGTTCTAAACACTCGCCGCCTGATCACCGCCAACGTCACCGATGCCAACGATCTGATCGCTGCCTTCCTGCGCGAGCACAACGGCATGTTCGTCAAGCTCAGCCGTGCTGGCCAGATCGTCAATGCGCTCGGCAACAGCACCAGCACCTTGACCGTCACGCTGCCCGACTCGGCGCGCGGCAGAGTCGTCGGCCGCATCGAGTACGAAGTGAGTCCGGGACTGGTCAACACGTACATCGACATGACGACGCTGAAGAAATTCTGCAGTCTGCGCAACTGGAGCTATGTCGCGCTCAAGGAAGACCTGTCGCGCTACGCGATCGTGAGCGAGAAGGTGATGGACCTGTTCAAAGGAACAACGATGAGCAGCAGCTCGACGCGCTGCCTGTACCTGTCCTATGCCATCTCCAACGCTCCGGGCAATACCGCCTGACACCATGACACACGACTGGCATTGGGCCACGCGCCCGGCCGGCGCGTTCTTCGTCCCGACCCTGGCGCCCTACGTGCTCATGACGGAGGGGATGCGCACGGCCCGCGAGGCGTGCGGCACGCGCATCTCCGTGAAGGCGCGAGCATGCATCTACAAGGGCATGCTCGGCGTGATCTTCAATGTGCAGTGGCCACCGACTTGACTGCTTGCGTGAAGATGTCGGCCTGCTTGTTGCGCATCGTCTCGATCTGATCGAGCCACTTGCGCTTCTCGTCGGACGGCATCTTCTCCGCCTGCATCACCCGCGTACGCGCCTCCTTGGCCTTCTGCATGTCGGCCTTGAAGCGCTGGTTCAGCTGATCGGACTGCAGCACGCTAAGGTTGTCCTCGCGGTACTTCATCGCGGCTGCCAGCTTGCCATCCTTGATGAGCTTGTCGTACGTGTTGCCGGCCTGCTCGATGGCACTTGACTTCGCGTAGGCGCGATCGAGCGGACCCTGGCCGATCGAGTCGGCGACCATTCCGCCCAGCAGCGGCGTCTGCGAGCCCTTGCGCTCCGGCATGGACGCATCCGACAGCATCTCATTGGCCAGCGATGCTGCAGCGATCGGCAGCCCGCCCAGATAGCCGCGCACCACATGCTCGATCTTCAACGGACTGACGCCCAGCGCTGCCGGGAGCAGGCTCGAGATCGTCTTGGCCAGCTCGGTCGTGTTCTCGCCGTAACGCTCCTCGGGATCGAGCTTCTGCTGCGTCTCGGATTCGATGGCACGTCCGGTGTACATGTTGCGGTTCAGGCCCAGCTCGACGAGTGGCTTGACGGCTTGCGGGATCACGGCGTAGTTGCCGCCACCAGGGATCGTGTTCAGCGCCGCGTCGCGCAGCGCCTTCCAGTCTGTCGCGTCGAGCCCCTGGCTCATGGCCCGCGCCGCCGCCTCGGGCAGCGCCTTGAACAGCAGGCCCACCTCGTAGGGGATCGGCACCTTGAGCGTGCCCATCGGTGTCGGTACGAAGAAGTTGTTGAAGCGCTCCTGCGCCGTCGCGTTCTTGTAGTCGTCGTTGTCTTCCATGCCCATCGCGTAGATGAGCGAGAAGGCAGTCAGCGCGCCCGCGTTCTTCAGGAACTTGCTGCGGATCTGCAGCTGATCTTCCAGCGGCATGTTGCCGCGAAACGCCTTGGCCAGCACGTTGAGCGACTGAATCTGCGCGTTCAGGAACGGGATCATGCGAGATGCATGCTGCACCGTCGGGCTGCTGCCGCGCTTGCTGAAGTTCATCATCTCCATCGCCGCCAGCTCGGCCTGCATCTCGGAGCCGGTCTTCTTCAGCGTGTCGTTGTAGACCTGCGTGCGCGTCGCCGCATCGGCACGCATCGCCGCGCGATCGGCCATGCTGATCAGGCGCGTGATCGCGCTCTGGTTGCCGTGCGCCAACTGCAGCGCGAACTTGCTCAGATCGTCGGCGTCGCCAGTGAAGATGCCGCTTTGGGCCACGCCCTTGCGCAGCAGCATCTCGCCACCCTCGGTACTGCCCATCGACTGCGCCGTGAACTCGCGCATGGTCTCGAACATGGCGCGCACCGGCCCGCGCGTCGTGCCTGCCGTGAACGCAGCCGACATCGGATCGCGGACCAACTGCCGGATCATGTACATCGGCGAGCGCGTGACGCCCGCGCGCAGGATGTCGCCGAAGCGGCCGGCGAGCTTGGCCATGCCCGTCATCACATGGTGCGAGCCTTCCAGCGACTGCACCAGCATCTCGGCAGGGATGCCCTCGAACGGCGTGCCTTCGGACTGCACGCGCATCCAGCGCTCGCCCGTGTCGCCCGCCTTGTTGGGGTCGGGCTCTTGGTTGAACTTGATGATGTCGGCGCCGGTCGGTGCGGGCGTGTCCCGGATCCGGTTGACGCCGCGCGTCTCCTGGCTCATGTCCTGCAGCGCGTAGGCGACGCTCTTCGTCGCCATGTTCGACAGGCCCATGTCCGTCAGCAACATGGTGTTGCGCATGATCGCTTCGTTGAGCGGCAGCAGCTTGCCGCTGTCGCCCTTGAGCTGATGCAGGTACGGCTGCTTGCGCACATCGCCCACGCGGATGTTCGTGCCTTCACCCATCACGAGTTCAGCCGCACCACCTGCGCTATCGACACGGTAGAACGGCACGTAGTCCCCGTCCTTGATGAGCTTGTGCGCCGTGGCCTTCGGGATCGCGCCCGTGTCGGCAAGGAACTGCACCATGCCCTTGTTGTAGTCGTTGTACATGCCACGCACGACATCGAGCTTGGCCTGCAGCGCCGGGTCGGCCTTGGCCTGCGCCAGTGCCGCCTCGCCGGCAGCACGGAACTCCTCGCTCGTCTCGAAGCCCAGTTTGTCCCAGCCCTTGTTGGCCGCGCGCTGCGCAACCATGTACGCCTGCGCAGTGGAGAACTGCTTCTCCGGCGTGGTGCCGGGCAGCTTGCCGATCGCCTCGAAGATCTGCTTGGCCGATGGCCCGTTGCCTGCCTCGACGATGTGGTTGCCCCTGGCATCGCGCTTGAGCTGCGCCGGGCCGCGCTGCAGCACCGCGTAGACCTGGGCCATGCGCGCGTCGGACTTGCGCAGGTTGTACTGGGCCTGCTCGAACGCGGCCTTATCGCCCTTGGACAGCGCCTTCAGGATCGGCGCGCGCTGGTCTACCAGCGCCATCTCCGCAGCAAGTCCTGCATTGGAGTCCTTCATGAAGGCGCGCACGCCCTGCGGCGCCGGCTCGGCCGTGATCATGCTGCTGAACGCATCGAGCGCACTCGCTGGCGCAGCGCGTGCAGCGCGTGCAGCAGCCGGCGCGGATGTGGCGCCCAGCATGTCATACATCACTGATGTCTCAGCGGCCGTGAACGTGCGCGCCGGCTGGAACAACTTCTCGACACTGCCCATCGCCCGCTCGCTGGCCGTGCGTGGCGTGATGCCGAGCATCTGCAGCGCCGCATTCCACAACTGGCGCCAGAACCCTGGCGGGTACTGCGCATCGATCTTGGCGCGCAGATCCTTGTTCGACATCACCTCCGCCGCCAGCTCGGCAAGGTTCTCGCGGCCGTACTCGCGCGCGAACGCCGGATCCTTCTGGATGCGTGTCAGCAAGCGCGTCAGCTCGCTGCGTGCATTGAGCTGCGCACGCGTCATCTGGCTAGCCGGTGCGACCAGCGCGCGCAACGTGGCGCCGTGCACGCCCTCGTGCAGCAGGTTTTCCTCGGTGAGCGCCATCGGGTGCAGCGTGAGCGTGTTCGTCGGGGCGTCGTACAGCGCCGACACGGACGCACCGTGGGCCTTCACGTCGGCATCGACGCGCAGCTTGGTGTCCTTCAGCAGCGCTCCCAGCTTGCCGGCCAGCTCGCGCGTCTGCGGCGTCGAGCCCGTCTTCGTCAGCGACTCAAGGATCTTGTCGAGCTGCCCGTCATGCGCATGCTCCATGTTCTGCTGCGACAGCGCCGTCTGATCGAGCGCCTCGTAGGAATCCGAGATGATCTTGGGCACCCCTTCCGATTTCGCCGCTGCCTTGCGCTCCTTGGCCGTCTGCGGCGTCTGCTCGGCAGCGCGCTTCGCAGCAACTGCCTGCATGACTTTCAGGGCCTGCAGCGGCGTCAAGGCGCGCGGCTTGCCCTTGGCTTCCTTCGCGTCGCGCGCGGCGATGATTGCCGCATCCGTGGCGATGGCCCCAGCCCTGTGCGCAACGGCTTCCTCCGTCTGCGCTTCGGTCGGTGCGAAGGCACGGCCCTTGTACCCGTACTTCGACTTCTCCCTGGCGATCTGCGCCGCGTCCATGCGCGTGACGGCTTTGCCCGCCAGCTGCACCGCGGGCTCGACCACGCCCCTCGACGCACGCTGCTCCGCACGCGCCGCGCGCGGCGTCACCACATCCTTGCCCACAGACTTGTACCCAGCCGCCGCATGCACGGCCGACTCCTGCATATCGAGCACCGTGCTCTCGAAATCCAGTAGTGCGGCCTGCCGCTGCAGCTCGCGGTACTGCGGGTTGTCCACAAGCGGCGTGCGCTGTGCGTCGAAGTCCTTGATGCGCGATTCGACGCGATCGAGCTGATCGATCAGCTGCGCTCGTGCATCCGCGCTCTTGGCAGCCTTGATCTGCTGCTCCAGCAGCGGGACCGACAGCACCGCGCTGGTGTGACGCTTGGCCAGCGCCGGGGGCAGCACGCCGCCGTCGTTCGCCGCCCGCAGCCGCTTCATCTCCGCATCGACCCGGCCCAGCTCGGTGGCGATCTCACCCTGGCGTGTCGTGAACGCCTTGGGCAGCACCTTGGTGCGCACGCGATCGAACGCCTTCTGCAGCGCCGCCTGGGTGACACCCGGAACAGCCATAGCCGTCGAGACGGCTTCGTTCACCGCATCGGACGTGACATCGATGCCGCCTTCGGCTTGACGGGCTTCAACGCGCGTGACGCGCTCGCCAGTGCGCGCTGCGTAGTCGGCGGCACTGGCGGCGATCGCCGTCGCCTGCCGCTGCGCCTCGGTCGGTACATGGGCCTTCACGGGCTTGGGCTGCTGCGGCAGCAGACGCGGCTGCGTGCGCTCGATGCTCGGCCCGGTGACGGCGCCGGCCTTGGCTGCCTTGCGCTGCTTGCCCTGCATCTCGGCCTGCCGCACCTTCAGGTCGGCCGCGTTCGCGGCAACGTCCGCTTCGGCTGCCGCCAGCTGCTTGACCAGCTCCTTGTGCCGCGCAGCCGAGCGCTCCAGCGCCGGTACAGCGTCCGCTTCCGTCAGCGCCTTGTGCAGCGTCTTCAGGAAGTCCACCCGTGCCGTCTGGAACTCGACCGCCTGCTGCGCACGTTCAGCGCGCTGCATCCGGTCGTCCAGCTCCTCGACCGTCTCGCCCTCGCCGCGTGCCACCCGCAGCTCCTGCAGGGTGTCGTTGGCCTTGAGCGCCGCGTCCGTGGCCTTCATCATGCTCGCGTGCAACTCGTCGGCCGCTGCCTTGCGGGCTTTCGCCGGCATGCTGGCCAGTTGCTCGCTGATGCCCTCCAGCCGCGTGCGCGCCCTGGTCGAATCGGTGAGACGCGCCTTCAGCCCCCGGACCTTCAGCTGCAGCAGTGCGTCAGCCAAGCGCAGCCCCTGGACGTGCTTGCCGACTTCCTGCTCGCCCCGCTTGGACGGCAACGCTCCGGTGTCTAGTGCTCGTTGGAAATTGGCAGCCGTGGCGCGGCCGACGTGCAGCGCATCGAACATGTCGCCCTGCTGGCTTTCGTCCCGGCCGGCACTGCCGATCTGCTCGGTCTCGAGACGCTGCAGTTTCGGCTTCGACTCCTTCGCGACGACATGGCCCTGGCGGACGGCGGCGGTCGGCTGGCTCGGGAACAGCTCGCCCTCGTTGCCGACAAGCACGCCCGTGCCCTGCACCTCGCGCGGCGCTGACGGTTCCAGCGGACGGCGCACTTCGGCCGTCTTGGCACCGACGCCCCGCTCGGCCCGCGTGACCATCTCGGTGATGTTCTCCAGAACACGTACGGGAACATGGCCGGCACCTTCGGCCGCACCACCCACCACGTCCGCCGCACGGCGCAACGTCGCCCGCGCCTGACCGGACAGACCGGGCGTGGCGAGCAGCTTGTCGATGCGCTGGCGCACCAGCTGACGGGGCGTGTCCGCGGTTGGCGCCGGCCCGGCCGCTGGCTCGAACAGCATGGCTTGGCCAGTGACATCCTCGCGAGCGCGCCGCTGCGGGGGCGCGACATCGGCTTCGCCTTCGTCGGCCACCGCCTGCATCGCCGCCGTGGCCCGCGGATCGGCCACGCCCTGCATGCGCTTCTGCAGATCGTCCAGCACCTGAAAGTGCCGCCCGGCGCTGGCACGCGCCTGCTGCTCGGGCGTCGTCGCGGCAGCACTCATCCCCACCGCTTCGCGCGCACCCTGGTACACGCCTGGAACCAACCGGGCAGCCGTGTTGTAGAAGTCGGCCGTGTAGTGCGCACGCCCCTTCGTCTGCTGCTCCGTCGCCGTTATGGACCGGATCGCATCGATGAAGCTCTCGGCGCGAATGCGATCGCCGCCGGCACGCGCCGTCTTCAGCCCTTCATGCAGGCGCTGCTTGATCGTCTTGCCGAAGTCCTGCAGCGAGCGGGCCGCGTTCATGCGCTCGTCCGCCGGCAGGCTGGCCAGATGCTCGACGATCGCGCCGCCTTCACCCGTGATCGGGCTGCGCATGGCGATCTGCACGAAGCGCGCGTCCTCGTCACCGGACGTTGCCAGCGCATCGAGCGCGGCCATGCGCTGCTTGGAAGCGAAAGCCCGGTTGAACGCGTCGTCCGTTTCCCGCGCCAAGTTCTCCGCCGTGTCGCCGTAGGGCGTCCCTGGCGGCTCGTGGGAGCGCGGATCAAGGTCTGGCCACGCCTGGGTCGCTTCGCCGCGTCCTAGCGCCTCTAGACCCCGCTGCTGGGCAAGCTGGCGCATGCCCGACAGCTTTTCTTCGGCCCGGACCCGGTGTCCGAGCTGGAACAAGTCCTCGCCGTAGGTCGGCTCCGTCTCGGTCGCGCCCGGCCCGGTGTCGGCGGCATGTTCCGCCAGCAATGTCTGCAAGTGCTCACGTTCGCGTGCCCAGCCTTCGGCCTTCCTGGCTTCGCTCGGGTCGTTGACCTGCTGGAGCTTGTCCGTCAGCGCGACGATCTTCTGCTGCGCCACCTCGGGATTGAAGTTCATCCGCTCGATCGCCGCCGCATCCGCGGCAGCCGCGTCGGCTTCCTGCTTCGCGCGCAGCCCTGGCGCCAGCTTGTCAAGCTCGTCCCGCGCCGCCTGCAGCTCCGTCTCACGCTGCTTCAGGCCGATCCGCGCTTGCGCGATCTGGGCACTGGTGCCCGAGCGCATGATGCCCATCACCTGCTCGTTTGCCGTGGTCAGGTCTTGCCCACGTTCGGTGATCTGCATTTGCAGCGCGTCTATGCGCTCCTGCGCCTTGGCATCCTCGTAGCCGCCGAACAGCGCCCCTTCAGGCGCCACGGGTGTGCCCGGTTCCGGCGGAGCGGCCTGGGCAGCGGCAGTGGCTGCATTGGCGGCAGCTGCCGCTTCCCGTATCGGTCGGGTGGCGTTGTACGCGTCAACGAGATCCTTGCCGCCAGCGATGTGGGCCTTGAGTTCCTCGTCGATGTCCTTCATCGCGGCGAAGCCGGCCTGCGTCTTCTCGGCCCTGTATGCCGCCTTGCGCGCCAGCAGCTCTTTCGTCTTCGCCTCATGCGCGAGGTACTGCTCTTCCACCTGCGCGGCATATTGCGGATCCGCCTTGCGCTGCGCATCGGCTGCCGTTGCGGCTTGCTCCGCAGCTGCCCGCGCTTCAGCCGCGCGCTGCGCCTCTTGCTGCGCTGCCGCCGCTTGCCCGGCCGCTACCTCCTGCTTGGCCCCGCTACGTTCGTAAGCGTGACCAGCAGCGCCCATTGGCGTGCCGGCAATCACTCCACCGTAGGCAGCTTCACCGTACGCCTGCATCGCGTCGGCATCGGTCAGCGACTGCCCGGCCTGCAACCGACCCAGCGCTTCCTGCATCACCTCGGTAGTGCCTTCACCGACAGCCCCGTGCAGCGCGCCCTTTGCGAGCGTTGACTTCAGGCTCGCCTGCGCGACTTCTTCGGCAGCCTCGGGACCGAGGCGTGCAATGAGCCCCGGCATATCCCTGCCGAACACCTTGCTGGCAACGCGTGTGCCCATGAGCGCCAGCGGCGTCACCTCCTCGAGTGCGGCCTGTGCCGCACCAGCGCCGTACGCTTTGCCGACACTGACATCACCCGGATGCGTCTCCTGCTGCGTGACCATGTTCCGGCCAGCCTGCGGCAACAGCCCACCCAGGATGCCGCCGCCAACGCCACCGACGATCGTGCCGAGACCGGGTGCGATCGCACTGCCGGCCATCGCACCAAGCCGGGCACCAGTGAACATCGCGCCCATCTCGGGAAGCGACTGTGCGATCGCACGCGGCGCCTGCTTAACGACTTCACCGGCAGCCCCCAGCAGGCCATCCTTGTTCCATGCTTCGCGGACCCGCTGCGTCCCAACCTGCGGGTCGTACTCCTGCTCCTGGGCCTGCTGTGCTGCCAGCCCTTCCTGCGCCGCTGCCACCGGATCGCCGAAAGCGCCCTTTAGGGCAGTCCGACCCGACGTGTACATGTTCTCGAGCCCCGACGCGAACGCAGCGCCAACACCCGTCTTTGGCGGCGGAGGTGGTATGCCCGCGTCTGGATCGAACTCCATGACGTGCGCGATCAAGTCGGCCTGCTCCAGCCCGTCCGGCCCCGTCATCCGGTACGTGCGCCCGTTGGGCGCAGTGATGCTGTAGGTAGGCATGTACGTGTCCTATTGATCGGGCTGCTTGACAGGCGTGCCCCAACCAGTCGCATCGACCGCTGGTGCACCACCAGCCTGTATGTTCGCGATCGCCTGCCGGCGCGCTTCCTGCACCTGCAGCTTCGGATCCAGTATCGGGTTGCCGTGCGCATCACGCACCGGGCCTGCCTTCAGCAACTGCGCGACGGCGCCGCGCACCGCTGTCTCGAATGCAGCGGTCCCCGGCACCAGCTGCTTGTTGGCAGCGCCACCGCCGCGTCCGCCTGCGCCATAGATCTCGCGACCGTACTGAAGCCGGCCCTCGATCTCGGCGTTGTGCGTGTCGGCCGCGAGCGCGTTGGCAGCGTTGTGAATCTGCACCTGCGTCCGCGCAGCCAACAATGCGTTGCCCGATGTGTTCGCACGATCCGCCGCCTTCTCGACGTGATCCTCGTAGGACTTGAACACCGCTTCGGCGTTCTCGGTCTTCTTCAGGCCAAGGGCGTTGCCGAAAGTGACCTTCGCACTCTGCCAGTCGCGCTCGGCTGTACGCACTGCCTTGTTGGCCGCGAGTATGTCCTTGCCCTTGGCGAAATCACGCTGTTCACGCGCTTCGAGCAACGTATCCAGCGACGCATCCAGCTTCGCCTTGCGGTCCGTGTAGTCCTCGAACCCGATCTTGGCGCCAGACGCCACTGCGTTGACCCAGCCATGTTGCGGATCTGCCGTGAGGATCGCCAGACCCGTACGAATCAACGCATCACCACCCATCGTCGTGCCTTGCTCCTTGAGCCGCTCCTCGCGCTTCAACGACGCCTGCCCCATCTTCTCGTGCAGCGCCGCGATCCCCGCCGCTTCCTCCTTAGCAGACTTCACGTCGAGCGCACCAACACGATCGATGCCGGCCTGCCCTTCCGTTCCCAGCTTGTCGTAATCGACGCCGGCAGCCTTCTGCGATGCAAGCATCTGGGCAATCGTCTGTGGAGGCGGGCCACTGCCCACGCCAGTAGGCATGTCGATCTGCGGTGCCTTGATCTGCGCGACACCCGTAGCGCCGATCCCCGCTCCGGCAGCGGTTGCCGGTGACTTGGGCTCGACTTCGCCCGTATCGATCCCAGTCGGCGCCGCTGGCGCTGCTGCAGGCTTTTCGGGCTTTGGCGGCGGCGGAGGTTCCACCTCTCCGGTGAAGCCCCCGTTCATCGCGAACCGTGCACCAGCATCCGTGTCCGTGATCTTGGCCGCACCCGTTTCGTCGTAGGCGTCTTGGTTGGCGTTGTACAGCTGCAAGGCTGTAGTACCCAGCGCCAGTGGCAAGCCCGCCCTGCCGATGACCGCTCGCGCCACCCCAGGTGCCAGCTCTGCAGTCGCCCCTTCTGCAGCAGCGGCCCTTGCAGCCGCGCCTTCTACAGCAGCGGCCCTTGCTGCCGCATCTTCTGCAGCCGCAGCCTTTGTCGCCGATGAGAACGGCAACCGGCGCGGCTGCTGCGGACCTACGCTGCGTGAAGGCGGTGGACGGTCGAAGTCCGCCCAGTCCGCCGTGCCGCCTTCGGCAAAACCGATGATCCCGCCTTGAGCGAAATCACCCACACTGTCCGGCGCAATGCGCGCAAGCCCGCGACCGATGGCATCGGACTTGATGGCTCCGCCCCGCGCGCCGAAGATGCTGTTCTTCTGCGACAGACCGCCAAGAAGCGGCGCCAGTCCCGCCAGCGTTTGCAAGGTGGACGGCGCTGCTGGCGTCGTGTACATGGAGCGCGTCGAGCCTTGCGTACCGCGCAAGATGTCCGACAGGAAACCAATCTGCTGATAGGGCAGATTCTTCTCGTCTTGAAACGTCCCGTACGCTTGATCCAGCCCCTGCTGGACGTTCTGTTGCTGCTGCGTGCCGCCCGTGATCTGCGACTGCGCGCCCTGCAGCCCTTGCGTGAACTCCGTGTTGCCAACACCGGCCAGCGTGGCAGCGCCTTGGATGCCCGCTTGCGTACCCTGCAGTCCGAGCGTCGCGCCGAACTGATTCGACGCCTCGCCCAAGCGTTGCGCCTCGAGGTCTTGATTGCCGTACATCAATCCCGCGTTCTGGTTGGCCGTCTGTGCCGTGACGCTGCGTCCCTGATCGGCATTGAACTGCTGCTGGGCCTGCTGGAACGCAGCGTTCGCACCCTGTGCCTGGATGTCGTTCTGCTGCTGTGCGAGGTTGCGTCCCGCTTCTGACTCGACAATGGCTTGGCGGCTGCCGCCATACGCACCCGCGTTCACCGCTGCAGCATTGCGCTTCGTCCGCGCGATGTCATCCGCACGCGTCGCTTCGCGCTTCTGGATGTCCACCACGTTCTGCATGTACGGGTTCATGTACTCCTGCGCAGTGCCCGGCTGCGTGAAGTTCTGTGAGGTGACTTGCTGCGGTCCCGGACCCGCACTGAACGTGCGTGGGTCATAGCTCGTGCCAAGCGCCTGCTGCGTCGCCTGTTGAGCGAGATCGCCAGCGGCCTGCGTGTCCGCGCTCGGAGTGACCCCGGCAAGCGTGCTGAAGCCCTGCTTCTGCAGAGGCGTGAACTGCGCGAGCCGCTCGCCTTGATACTGCGGTGGCTGCTGGTTCGCACTCGTCAGGTCTTCCACACGCCCGACAAGCCGTCCGTAGGCTTCCTCGCCGCCAGCCGGAACATTGCTGATGTACTGCGTCGAGGTAGTCCCGCCATCGGCGTAGCGCAACCGCGGCTTCTTCGTGCTCTTCTGTATCTTCGGCATCAGCGCCGTGATCCCGCCACCGGCATAGCGCAACGGCTTGACCGTCTTCGTCGTGTGAGTTGCCTTCATGCCAGTTCCTTCAGGTTGACCGGCCGCATCTGCCTAGTCGTACCCATCGATTGCTTGCGCACACGCGCCATCACGTCGTACAGCTTCTTGGCGCCCCGCTTGCTGTCACCACCGCCGATGCGCGCCACCTGATCCGCATCGAGCACCGCTTCGTCGCGGGCCACACGCGCTGGTTGCTGGCCATCGATCGTCGCAGGAATGTCGTCGCTCTGGCCGTGACCCTGGCCAGCAATCGGCTGCGCGCCATAGTGCTTGGCCAGCGCCTCGAGCCCCGCATTGCTGCTGCCGGCGCCAACAGCCGACACCACGTCAGCCGGGAAGACGAAGCCGCCACTCTGCAACGCCACGGAGCCCTTCTGCCCCAACGTATCGCTGACCTTTTCAGCTCCTGTCGCGAGCTTGTCGCCAACCGGCGTGCGTGCGAGCGGCGCCATGAACGACAGCATGTCCGCATAGGTCTTGAGCGCACCCTTGGTGTCGCCATCCATCACCTGCTGCACACCGGGCTTGAGGTAGCGCTCGCGCATCAGGTCATAGATTTCCGGTGCGTCTTCACGCTGATTGATCGTCGCCACAACGCTCGGTGCCGTCTCGTAGTACTTCTGCACGAGCTTGGCCAGCTTCGGGTCCTTCAGCATCACGTTGTCGCGGAAATCACGCATGACACCGAGCTCAACCGCGTTGTCGCTCTTGCCTGCACGGGACATGGCTTCCGTCACATAGCAACCGCCACCCCCGCCGCCACCACCGCCACTACCGGTATCACCGGATGTAGCCGAGTCTCCAGAGCTGCTACCGGTCCCTGGTGCGCCCGTACCACCCGCATCTGCGCCTGAACCGCCACCGGCACCCGCTGCAGCATCTCCTGCAGCTGCGGCATCGCCTGAATCAGCCGCAGACGCAGCAGCATCCGCGCTGATCATGCCTTCTATCGACGCCTGCGCTTCGGGGCTTACAGGCGCAACACCGGATGGAGCGTTAGCTGCCGCTGCGGCATCGGCAGGCGCAACTGCGATACCCGCTGTCGGGGAATTGACAGCCGAGTTAGGTGCATTTGCCGCAGCATCCTGTGACAAACCAGCCAGCCCACCTCCGATTGCTGCACCAGCGGTCGGGCCTATACCAGCGACCGTGCCAACAGCCGCGCCGATACCTTGACCTACGGCTGAAGACACTCCTGACGGCGCACCCGTGTCACCTGCTGAAGTGCTCGTGCCGCCGGAACCACCAGCGCCGCCTGGACCTGTGTCGCCACCACCCGTGCTGCCCGTGCCCGTGCTGGCGTCACCAGCACTGTTGAGCGGCACGCCAACGCCACCAACCGTCGTTCGCGCTGCCGGTATTGCTTGCGGCGTGACCTGGGGCTTGAACAACGAGGCGTCCCCCATGAGGTAGTCGAACACGTTCTGGCTTGTGACACCCTTCGAGGTATTGACTGCACCGCCTTCGGCATGCCCGTGCGTGACATTCTTCGTCTCGAAAAACGGTTGCCCGTCGCGCATCACCCACTGACCCTCGTACTTCTGCGCCTCGCGTTTCGGCGGAGCGCCCGAACTGGAGCTGGCCGCTGGCGGCGCCAGCAAAGGCGTCGCAGCCTTGAGCAGTGCCGCATACGGTGCTCCGCCTGCGCCCGTCGCCGGCTTCCCCTTCTCAGCAGCCGTACCGACGAAAGCCGTCCTGCCGTCCGCCGTACCCAGCGCACCGATACCGGCCTTCATGTGCTCCCAGGAAAACTCCGGAGTACCCGGTGGCTTCAGTACAGGTGCGCCCTTGTAGTTCGTAGCGGTCTCCGGACCGCCTGTCGCATCGACGCCCTCTGCAGGTCCCGCGACAGGAGCTGCAGCAGGCGTATCCACCGACGCACCCGCTGCGTTGAGGCCCGAGGCCAGCTGACCCCCGCCATAACCGCCGAGACCGCCTGCAAGCGCTCCTGCCAGCGTGTCGCCGCCGGCACGGTTGGCTTGATACCCGCCAACGGCTGCACCCGCCGCAGCGCCGGCCACATCACTGCCGGTGAAGTACGTGGTTGCCGCACCCACGAGGGTCGGCAGGAGATTCTTCAACCAGCTCGCTTCCGGCAGCCCGGTGTACGGGTTGCGCGGCAAGTCACTGCCGTACATCGCACGCGCCAGCGCGTTCAACCCGCCAAGCTCGCCCTTGGTGAAGTGCACAAGCTCCGTGTCGTCGCCACGACCCTTGTCGCGAACCTGCTGGGCTAGTTGATGCAGACTCATGGGAACTCCTCGGAATGTCCGTCAGTGCGCTTCTTTACCCGGTGCAATAACGACGTGGTTTGCACTGTGCTGTCGTTCGAGACATAGTGGATGTTAAGTCGCACTGACGCACCCGTCGGCAAGGCGCCAATCGCAGGCGCCGCGTACAGAAATGCAGCCACGTTGGGTGAGAGCATCATCACTTCAAGCGTGTCAGTCGGCAGCAAGTCACCCAGGTAGGCGATCGATAGGCTGTTTATGTCGTTGCTGGGGATCGTCGAATCCACCCGCGACGTTGGCACGTCAACGCCGCTCTTGCGCAGCCATGCGCTCACGAGTCGATCCGAACCACCCGAGTTGATGAAGTTGAGCGTGCACTGCATGTAGTACGTGCCCGCATGGTCCGGCTGAATCTTTGAAACTGTCGGCTTGGTGAAACCTTGCTCATGCGTGAAGTCCGGTATGCGCACGGCCAACGCAGTGCCAGCAAGCGTGGCTTGATCGCTGGGGTTGTTGTAGCTCGCCGATGGCACCTCAAGGAACTGTCCGCCATTGCGCCCGAGCAACGCCTGCATGACGCCATCAAGCTGCGCGAAGTACAGCCGCAGCACATACAGCAGTGCCGTGAAGGATCGCGGGCTGTCGGTCTCCGGATCCGGCAGGCGCGGCGGCGTGGGGATGCGCAGGAAGCTCACCGCTGCCTACTTCCGCCCATCCTGGCGCACGTCAACACGAATCACGCCCAGCTGCCATGCCACGCCGATCGCAGCCGACTCGATGGTGAACTGGACCTGTTGTCCACGCAGCCGCGGATAGATCTCCTGCGTGAACTCCTGCACCCGATACCGTTGCCCGGCGCTGTAGTCCTGTGCACTCGCCGCTTGATTGTCCTGGCGAACCCCGTATGGCGCACCAGCAAACGGACGCGCAGCAAGACCCAGCGTCACGGCCGGTTGATTCACGGTCGATCCCGTGAAGGACACATCCGGCTGCAGGCGGCGAATGAACGAGAACCGCTGGCCTGAATCGATGTCCACTGGCGCCGAAGAGATGAACGCCGTCACCGGAACCGCTGGATCGATTTCCCCATTGTCCGCACCCAGCTCGTGATACACGAGCTTGTTCCCGCCCGTAGCCCCGATGGGCTGCGGACGCAACCGGCTGTCAAGCCATGCCGTGCGCACCATCGCCCCATAACTCCAGACGTTCTCGAGATAGTTGTAGATGACATAGCGATCGATCGCCGTGCTGTCAGCCGAGCAGTAGAACCACCACACCTCGTTGAACGCCTCGTTGTGGCCGGCGTGGGCCTGGAACCCCTGTTCGACATTGATGTCACTGAAGACGAAGCGCAGCAGCGTGCATGGCAACGGCTCCACGCGACCGTTGTAAACATAGAACTTGTCCGTTCCCATCCAGTAGGTGATGTTGTTGAACGAGTAGACCGCGTTGGGACCGAGCAGCGAGATGTTGTCCGCCAGAATGTTCGTGCTCCACACATAAGGCGGCCCCTGGTACTGCATCGAGTAGAGCGCGGCATCGGTCCACACGAGGACTTCCTGTCGTGTCTGCACCGCAGCGAGAATGACCGAGCCCTGGCTCAGCCGATAGCTGCCTGCTTGGTTCGTCGCACTCGGCGTCCACTCCGTGTATGACTCTTGATCGGACCAGCGCACAAGCAACGGATCCTTCTCCGTCTCGCCATAGTCATTGACGCCGAAGGTGAGCACGAAACGCGACGCGTCCGACACAAGCAGCAGGTTGCACACGATCGGCGTGTCGCCACCAGTCAGCAACACAAGCCGATCGACGATGCTCGGATCGACATTCGGCACCCACAGATAGATGCCTTCGCCACGCGGATTGACCAGCAACTGCTCACCGAAATTCGATGCCGACCACAGTCGTGGCTGCAACCCGACGGATGAAGGCATCACTGCTGATGCACCCCAGCCAGTCAGCGTGCCGTATGTGCTGCCGCCCCAACCGCCTGCGCCCCATCCCAGCCCTGGCGTGAAGATGTCATCGCCAATGGGCAGCAGATACGTAGCCACGACTGCAGCGCCCCCGTTGCCCACATCGAGCGCATTCGCCGGCACCGACGCCACCACCGTGTAGGTGTCCGGGTTAATGATGGTCACAATCTGGTACTCGCGGTTGAGCACCGCAGCCGTGATGGCGCCGCCCAGACTCACCGCGCCACTGAAGACCACAAAGTCGCCGGCAAAGGCGCCGTTCGACATGTCCGTCACGGTCAGCACCGCAGACCCGTTCACCGCTGCGAACGTCACGTCCCCCGCCAGCGTTGTCGAACTGATCGGCGTCACGTCATAAATGATCCCGCCGATGCCGTTCTGGACGTAGTACTTCATGCTGGTGCCGATGCCCAGCATGTTGGAGCGAGCCAGCGTCAGCCAGTTGAAGAGATGCCTGCAGATGCCCCAGAAGCTGCCGAAAGGGGGCGGCGTGTTCGGATCGACGTGCGATGCATCGGACTTCCATCCACCGATCTTCTCCGGCAGTCCACTACGAAACCTGACGTTGTTCCCCGCATACCACGTCCCTTCCGCAGCCGTGGCTGTGCCTTCACGGTTGATCCCAGGACGCAGCTTGATGTCTTGTAGCGGCATGATCAGGCAAGGCGTGTGCTCTTACTGCGTACCGGCAGCGCCAACAGCCAGCGAACTGCTGTGCGCGCCATTGGACACGGCCGGCGGCTCAGGACTCTGGGCCTGCGCCTGCCGCAGCAGTTCGTTGATCAGGCCCGCGACCTGCATGAACGGCTGCTGACCAAGCGCGTTCATGACCTGCTCGAACTGCTGGCCATTGAGCGTGATGTTGAGCTGCTGCATCTGATACTCCAGTTGGATTTGAGAGCAGCTATTTTCAACGACTGCGCTGCGCCCGCGTCTTGCCCCGCTGTGCCGCGCCGTCGATGCCGCCGCCCTTGCTGAAGCCGCGCGCTTTCAAGATCTTGTCGCGACCTTCGATCCACTTGCGCTTCTCCGCATCGGTCAGCGGAACGCCTTTGCTCAGCGTCGCCGAACCCGGTGCCGGTGCCGCTGGTGGCGGCGGCGCCGCCGCGGCCTGCTTTCCGCTGACCGCATCGTCGATCGCAGTCTCTACCTTGTCGTTGTACCGGTCAAAAATAGTTGCCATGTCACCCTCGCTTCTGTGTACGTTTCTGCACGCGTTTCGGTGCGTTAACCACCGTCTTGGAGAACTCCTTGCCGACTTTCGGCGGGATGCCGACCTTCTTGGCGAAAGCCGGGTTGTGCGCTACCGCACGCATCAGCTTGGCCTGGGCTTGCGATTTGGCTGGCATGTCATCACCTCAAACGAATCATGGGCACGTTGCCGTCGCCCATCAACAGGCCGACTAGCACGAGCACCACGATGAGCACGAAGATGCCGATCGCCACATTCTTGAACGGCGGCGGCATCGAGATCTGCTGTATGCCCCACCAGACGATGCCAAAGATGAGCCCGAGGATGAGGACCGTGATGAGCAAGCTGACGAGGTTCATGGTTTGACTCCTGTACTACCGCCGCCTTGACAGGAAACCCCTGCCGGTTCATCCGCGCGCCTGACCGTCTTGCTCGGACTCGATGCCGACGAATCAACTACCAGGGCCGACCTCGTGTCGAGATCAACACACGCCGCAGATCCCTCGCCTATGGCCATCGCGCAGCCGAGCAATGCAACAAGCGCAGTCATGATCACAAGCAGGCACCACATCTAGATGCCCATTAATGTCTCAATGGCTTTGATGCGTTTGGCCAGCGCGACAGCGGCAACCAGCGCCGCATTACCGTAAGTCACGTTCAGCACGCCATCACCGTTAGGTTCCGACACCGCATCAGGCATGACCCGCCGCAGCTGCTCGGCGCTGACACCAACCTGCCGTATCGTGATCGGCAAACCCCGCTTCGCTGCGACCGGGAAGTCCTTCGGATAAGTGCCGATGGTGAAGTCGAAACTGCCTACCTCGGTGATGTCTGCCAGCCCGTCCACCACCGCACCCATCTCATACATCCAGTTCGACTTCAAGCGGCTGCTCGACGGGTTGCTGATGGCCACCGAAAAGGCCCACTGGCCCGTATCCGCATGGACCGAGCATGAATAGCCGTTGTAGCCCGAGTACTGCGCCAGCGAGAAGTCGTACCTGAAAATCGGGAAACCCGGCTGGGACTTCATGGTGGCGACAAACCCACTGTTGTAGGTTGACGGCTCCGAAGCGGCCGGCGAAGCACGCCATACGGGCGCGTTGCCGCCAACATTCGGAACCTCGCAGTTGACCTGCAATCCGAAGCTTCCACCGCTAGGCGTGACGTAAGCCTGAAACCTCCCCGCGTAGCAAGCAGCGAACTGATTGCCGGGCTCGCCAATCGAGATGGTGTCAGTGACCGCTCCTCGCAAAGCCGTGCCATAAAACTGCAGCGTAGCCGCGCTGTTCGCCAAGACCAGTGCAGTACCGCCAACCCAGTAGCCAATGCCAGTGGCTTGATCGTTGCTGATGTAGCCCCGCTGCAAGCCATCGGCATTCTTCCAAACGACGGCGCCAGAAGTGTCGGACTGCATGGTCAGCGTGCTGTAGTCGATGATGCTGCCGATGTACGCGTTATTCCACCGCAGCGCCGTCGTGCCCAGGTCGATGGCCCTGTCAACGTCGGGACCGAAGCGCGTGGTCACGAACCGCAAGCCACGATCGGTCTCAAAGTAGATGCCATTAGCCCCAGTCGTGGTGAGCCCGAACTGCGACATGGTGTCCACGTAGTTGATGACTGCAAGGTTCGGCCCGCCCTTGTTCCAAACAATGGCTGCATTGGTGCCGCTCAATATGATCGGCGCGCTGTCACCGCCACTGAACACGGCAACACCACCGATGTACGCATTAGCCCAACGCTGCGCTACGGCTCCAAGATCCACACCCTTGTCAGTTTGCGGCACCAACATGGCGGAAAAAAACTGAACCGCCGTTGTGCTGTCCTCGATCGACACGCCGCCCCGGCCGCGCAAGATCATGATCTGCGATGCAGCGTTGCGTGAGATGACCAAGCCAGGAGGTTCTTCAGCATCATTCAGTCGCCACACGATGGCCGCACCAGACGCGGACAAGCGGATGGCTTCAGCCGCATTGAACTCCGTCACATCAGCGAAGCTATTGACCGCTGAGAGGACGTTCGTGCCATCGCAGTACAGCACCGCTGCTGTCCCCGCCGGCACGACAATGCCGGTGCCTGCAGCGGTCTTGAAGTTGATGCCGAAACCACCCGTGGTGGCGTTGCGCACGAAGTAGTTCTTGCTGCTCGAAGGACAGATGACATTGCGCTGCGCCGTGAGCACGCCAGTGAGCCGGATCGTGTTGTACCGCGCTTGATCCGTCGCACCGTTGGCCACGGTCAGCGTCTGGTTGGCATCCGCCATCGCGACAGCAACCGTACCGGCGACAGCCGCCTCTTCCAGCGTCGTGATGCCGGTGTTGACCGTCTGCCCCCAGGTGCCAACAAGCTCACCGTCAGCCGGCAGCGTCAAGCGCAGGAGTGGGGTGTAGCTACTGGGCATGTCTACTCCTCAAAGTTCAAGGTATTGTCGGCACTGGCGTCCATGTGCCGCTCTGCCCATCATCGACCGGCACCCATGTGCCGCTCTGCGCATCGTCAACCGGCACCCATGTGCCGCTCACGAGGCCGCTCACGACCTCGTTGCTAACGCTCTCCGGCACCAGTACGACATAAGCCGCACGCGGCCCCACTAGCTCCGCTGCACTGGCGCCTTCGGGCACCAGAAAGAAATAGGCCACGCCCCTTTTCAATTCTTCCAGCGCCTGCACCATTTCAATGATGCGGACCGCGAAGTTGCCGTCATGACCTGCTGCAGCTTCGATCACGGCAGCACGCCATGTGACGGCACCGCTCATCGCACGCTGTCCTTCACTTGTGGCGTGCGGTAGGTGTCCTGCCGCAGCTTGCCATCGCCCAGTTGCTTGAGCAGTGACATCGCGTCCATGAACAGCTTGTCGTACAGCGCCACGACATCCTGTTCTTCCTTGATGAAGCGTGCTGCCTCGACCAGCATCCCGTTGAGCAACGCCGAGTCGAAATTGGCACTGAGCCACGTCGTGCCCGCCGTGACGACCGACTCCGGGTAGTAGCCGTAGTGAAGCTCGATCGCGTACGCCTGATCCGGCACCGGTGCCAGGAGCAGCGTGTTCTCATCGAACTGTGCGTAGCACCGCGGGATCGCTTGCACCGCCGGCTCGGGAAACATCTCACGGACGTAGTTCACGTCCTTGTTGAGCAGGTACACGTACGCGCCCGTGACCGGCTCCATCGCCGCCAGCGAGTACGCGTACAGGTAGTCCGCCGGCAGCGTCAGGTAGGCATTGCCAACCGACATGTTGCTCGTCTGGTTCTTGCGCAGCGCAGGGATCTGTACCGCGTTATAGATTTTCTGCTCAGTGAGCTGAGCAAAACGAGCTATGTCCGCCGGATCGAACGTGTTGCCGATCGAGCTGACAACCGCAGCACTGAGAGCCGTGTAGTCCATGATTCAGAAGACACCCTGGAACTTCTTGCCGCGCGTCGCCAGACGCGTACCCCGTATCTGGCCACCACCCGATGGCTGCCCGTCATCGAGCGCACTGAATGACGACGGCGGGTTCGACGCTGGCCCCGCTTTGTGCGTCGGGCTCGCGTTCGCGACACTGCCGCCCCCAGCAAAGGCGAACGGGTTCTTGCCCTTCTTGGGCGTGGGCGGGATCGTAGGCGTCGGGGCCTCAGCGAATGGCGTTGACCTGCCCTTGGCGCCGAACGGCGTTGCCTTGCCCTTGGCACCGAACGGCTTGGTATTGCCCTTGCCGAACGGCATCATTTCCTTGGGCCGACTGCGTGACATAGCCATCATGGTCTCCTTTAGGACGGTGGAATGGTTGGTATCGGGATCGGGTTTGGCACCGGATCCGGATTGAGTACACGCGACGCAGCCATCGACGGGTCAGGCCGCGGGTCGCGCAATGCCTGGGGATCGAACACCGGGTAGCGCCCTTGCCAGTTCTGCGGATGATCAGGATCCCAGCAAGCGCGGCACACGAGCAGGTTGTTCTCGCGCCCCGCAACCGTCTCCGTGCGCAACGTGCGCAGCCGATAGCGGAAGTTGCAGCGGTCGCAGAACCCCCATGACCGCTTGCCTGATGCGTAGGGCGTGCTCATCAGAACATCCTTGGAACAAAACGCACGGGTGCCTTCTCGCGATCCTCGTCGGCCGCGAGCATCCACGCCTCGTCATACTGCGCCTTCAACGCCGTCAAGCGGGGCAGTGCCTCGGGAATCTTCATCGCGAGCTGGTAGGCCAGCCCCGCCGTCAGCGCGTTCAGAAACCTGAACGGAATGTCCTGCGTGTTCAGGCCATTGCCAGCATCCTCCAGCCGACGCAAGCGCCACACAACCATCGTGTAGAGCGTGCTGCTGTTCGGCACAGGCCACAAGGTCAGCGATGGCGTGGCCGCACGCCGGTTGACCAGCATCTGGTACGGCCGCCCAGACGACAGCTTGTTCGGGATCGTCGTGTAGACAGACGTGCTGATGCGGTTGAGCATCAAGTCGGTCTGCATGCTTCCCGTGCCCGTGCGCACCGCCACCTCGAACACGTCCACCGTGTCAGGCGGCAGCAAGTAGATTTCCTGGCCATCGACCAAGGGGATCTCGAGCTGATCGATCGTCCACAGGTTGATACCGCGATTGGCCCACTCCGCCAACAGCAGATTCAGACTGCGCCGTGCCGTGCGGACCTGATGTCCCGCACGAATTTCGATGCCGCAGCGCTCCCCCGCCTCTTCAATGAGGTCGATCAACTCCAAGTTGTATATCGTGGTGCCGGAGGTAGCCATGAATCACCGCATCGTACCTTTGGTCCGACCCCGCGCTGCACAGCCATCGACGCTGCCGCCCTTGGCCATGCCCGGTGGCCGTGCATTGGCCTGATCGCGCACCTGACTGCGCGCCTGATCCTGCGCCTGCATCTGCGCCAACACTGCCGGTGGCAGCGCCCCGCCACCCGACTGCGTGCCAGGAGCCACTTGACCGGGCTGTGAGTTCGGATCCACTTGAGCTCCAGCCATCATGCCCGGACCCTGCTGCGGCATCATGCCCGGACCCTGCTGCATCATGCCCGGAGCTTGCTGCAGCATACCTCGCGGCGCACGCGCGGCCTGCATCGTGGGATCCTGCGCACGCGCGACCTGCTGCTGGGCCAGCTGCGCACGCTGCGCCATCATGGCTTGACCCTGCGGCGACGCCAGCATCCGCTCCTGCGCAGCTCTGGCAGCGAGCCACTGGGGCGGCGGCTGACGTGCACCTTGCATCCCCGGTGCCTGCGCCACCTGTGGACCTACCGGTGCCTGCGGACCCGCCGGCACCGGCTGCACCGGCCCACGCCTGAAGGCACCGCGGCCCTGCACCATGCCGCCATCGGCAAAGCCGCGCTCCTTCTTCTCGGCCTTGATCATGCCCGCAGGCGCACCCTTGGCCTTCATGAAGGACAACTCCTGCTTGGCATCTGCATCTGCCACCATGCCGCCCTTGGCGAAGTTGTGCTCCTTCTTCTCGGCCTTGATCATGCTCGCGGGAGCACCCTTGGCCTTCATGAAGGACAGCTCCTTCTTGGCATCTGCATCTGACACCGTGCCGCCCTTGGCGTAGTAATCGTTCCTGCGCATGATTAATCCTTTACAAAAGTACTACCCGCATGATCAGGTGATGGAACAACATAAGTGGTGTTCGCATGCCCCCGTTGAACGCAATCGGGGCTTCAGCCGACAGGATGATCCGGCCCTGGGCATCGAACTTGAGAACGCCTGCGGTGAGCATCGCAAATTAACTCCGAGGGAATGCAGCAACCGGCGGCGTGTAATTAGATGTGTACCTCGCTACACCTTTAGTGACTCTGATTTCGTCTATTTGCCCCGTCAGTAGCGACCCACCTGTGACGTTGCAACCGAGGGTGAAATTCGGGCCTGGATTAAAGTTGCCGGTACTTGCACCGGTGGTCAGAACTAGAACACCATCGATGAAGAAGTAAACACTGTTTCCAGTTCGAGTAATTGCAAAGCTATGCCATGCATTATCAGCTATGCTGTTTATCGTGTTGCTCCCAGATAGACCAGTGTCAGTTTTTGCAGCAAGAGCGACAGCATTACCACCCCAAGGGCGAACGTAAAGCCAGGACACATTGCTTGATGGCCCCCAGTAAAGAGCGTAATCTGTGCCGCCGCCGCCGGTAGCTTTGTAGAACCATCCTTCTATCGTGAAATCGCCAGTACCAAGGTTAAGTACGTTATCAGCATTACTGACAACTAAACCACCAGCATTAGTAAAATTAGCAGCAGAAGCCCCAAATTTGGGATTTGTTGTAGAAGTTGTTACGCCAGAACCAGTTATTGAAATAGCGCGCCCATAAGTAGACCAATCAATGAACGTAGTACCTGCATTGGCCCCCTCAAAACTAGAGCCAAAGACAACATTGGCGATGTAGGGGTCGGTTGGCGCGACTGCAGCCCCAGCGTTTTTGGCAACGTGCGGCATCCCAAAGCCAAGACCGAATGCGGTGCTCATGTGAGCCTGCCTGCAGTAATCATGATCAAAGCTCCGAATAAGCGCGGCCAACACCGCCGTTGTAGAGGTAGGCCACCTCTGCATCGGTAAGCGCCTTGTTCATGAAGAACACCTCGTCTTGGTACTGCGGGAAGAACCGCGACGGATCTTGTGCGTTGTTGCTGTTCACCCCGATGAACGAAGCAAAATTGGCCGTCGTACTGTCGAAGATGGCCCCGGCATAAGGCGTCGAAACCTTGGTCGCGTTGAGCCAGAAACGAAGCTCGCCAGCCACTTTGTCGAAGATGCCGACCACGAACTGCCAGACGCCCTGGTCTGTCAGAGCATAAGGCTGCTGCACCGAAGCCGCGACATTGGCACCCGTGCTGCTCAGCTGGCAAAGCCACTGCCGGTTGGTACTGTCGCGCGTCACCAAGATGCCATAGCCCGACTGTGATGTCCCGTTTGTCATCCGGCCGATGGCCTGACTCAAGTTCCCACCACCGACCTCGTTAAAGGCTACAGGCATGACCCAGCCTCCCCAGGAGAAACTGGTAGATCCGTTCATTCTGAACGGGGCCATGCTCCCTATGATCACAGTGCAGAAGCCCGCACCGCTGGGATACCCGTTGTAGCCGAGACCGAGGTGCCCGGCGTGGAAGTTGACGCTGCCGTTCACCGTGCCGGTCATGATGGGGCCAACAGCAGCCGGCACCGTCGCATTGGCCGCCGACTGGTCCTGCGTCCACCACCCCGTCACCGACGCCTTGATGGCAACACCAGGGGAAGGACCCCCACTCGCAATGACATGCTCCGACATCCCAAAGCCAAGACCGAATGCGGTGCTCATTACAAACCCGCCTTGGCTGCCATCCAGGCTTCCAAACTGACCATCTCGGTCGTCGTCAGCCCTCGATTGATCTGCAGGGCTGCATACATGAACCCGACAGCCTTCGCAGCGTTCGCATTCGACGAGCTGTTGTAAGCGGCACCAATGCAAATGCGTCCCGATGCCTGCGCCGCCAGGGCACCCGCACCCAAAGCCACCGTGGCAACCTGCACGCCATTCACGCGAATGATCATCACCGACTGGACCGCCTTGACAGTCACTACCTGCGCCACCGCTGCGACCGTGCCACCGCTCGCGTCATAGTTGACTGCCAAGACATACGCACGCGCCGAGTAGACGGTATCGGTCCTGAGCATGCGGCCAACCAAAAAGCTCGCAAGCTCCGCGTCCATCCACGAGTAGGCGCCCAACGCGGCATCGGGCTTGATCGCCATGCATGCCGTCCAGCCGTTGGCACCGCTACCGGTCAGGGCCGTACCGGTGACAAGCGTCAGATTCGCAGCAGGCTGGAACTCCAACCCCGAAGTGCGACGGACGATACCGGTCGTGCTTGCGCTGCTCAGATGCCGCGCCTTGCCCGAAATGTCGGAAACGCCCTGCACCTTGCCGTCCAACGACGCGAGGGTAGTGCGCGTCGTGTCGGTGAACAGGGTCGTCGGATCAGTGAAGTCGTAGAGCGCCCCACCCGTGGCCCCGAACAGGTCCACAGGATTGAACGGCGGTGCAGCCGCACTCGCATGACCGTATGCCGGCGTCCCGAAGCCGAGACCGAACGCGGTGCTCATGCATGCCTAGTAGATGGCGATCATCAGTGTCGCTGACGTGACCGCTGCATTCACGCGCATCACGCGCACCGGAATCACCGAGCCCACAGGCACCGCCGTGAACGTCACGGTGTCACCCTGCTCCGTCAGCACGCTGACGTTGCCCGCACCCCCCACGTAGATCACGGAGGGGTTTGCCAGCAGCACCGTGTCGCTTGGAACAACAGCAACGGCACCACCAGGGAACGTCGGGTACGTCGGGCTGGGATTAGTTTTCTGTCCCATGTCCGACTCCTTACGTCAGCGCCTGCCCCGTGCAAGTGACCCACGCGGCACCCGTGCAGATCACGAGGCACCATTCGTTGTTGCCCACGCCGTTGTCGTTGACCAGCCCCACGGCACCCATGATCGACGCGGCAGGCGCCGGCAGCGACGCGCTGGCGATCGGCGTGAAGAGAATGCCGTAGCCCACACCTGCAGGTGGCAGGAGCGTACCGATGAAGCCATTGTCAGAAGCGACCGGACCAGAGAAAGTGGTACGTGCCATAGGTTCCTCACATGCGAGTGATGCGTGCCACGTCTGCATGTCGTCTGCCGGGCCAGTCGTGGCGCGATGGATTGAAGTCCCGGAACGAGCGCAGTGTACGCTGCTCAAAACAAAAGAAAAGGCCCCCGCAGGGGCCTTTGCCAGTGCCGCAACCCCGATTCAAGTCGAGCCGGCGCTACCCCACATGCCCAGCGCATCGCTGTAGCCGAAGCTGTAGCGTTCGCGGGCCTTGTACCGGCAGTTGCCGGTGTCGAAGTCCTCATCCATGCTCGTCTTGAGCGCTACGCGATCGAAGTACTTCAAGCCGTTCGGCACGTCCGTCTTCAGGAACCATGCGTTCGTGTCGGTCAGGAAGTGGTTGACCGTATAGCCGCCCGGAACTGCCGACATGTTGCGAATCGCGTTGATGTCGTTGTCGGCGGTCGAAACACGCCCCTCCGACTGCAACAGCCGCACGCAGACGAACATCAGCGACGGCGGCACCACCAGCTTCTTCGGCTTGGCTGCGATCAACAGGCCGCGCTCATCGGTCCACGCTGCGACCTGAATGATCGCCGCCTCGAGCGAGGTCTCGTTCAGATCCACGCCGACAGCGGGATTGTTGAAGTTGAACCCACCGCCGACCAGCGGATGCCCGGTGCGCGTACCGCCCGAGTTGATACCGAACAACGACACGCCGTCACCACCCAGGAAGTTCTGGCTGAAGCCGTTGTTGAGCACGGCCGCACCCTTGACCTGCTTGGTGTACGCCATCGCACGAGCCAGCGCCTTGGTGTAGCGCGCCGAGAGCGAGTCGTAGAGATTGTCCTCGACCGCTTCCTCGGTGACGCTGAACCCAAGCGCAATGGTCTCGTGGACGTAGCGCGAGGTGAACGCCTCCTGTGCGTTGTCGTACGCGATCGCGTCGCCTTCGGCCTTGACCGGCGCGGCACCAAAGCCCGCCAGCTTGGTTTCTTCCTCGAACGAGCGCTCCGAAGACTCGGTGTCGAAGATGTCCTTGTGCTCTTCGGCGTACTGCTTGTACTCCAGTCCGAACAGCGCATTGAGCCCCGGCAGAAGCTCCTTCATCAGTTGTGCACGAGAGATGGCCATGTTGATTACTCCTCAGATGCCGACAGCGTTGAGATAGCTGTGCTGGCCAGGGTTGAACTTCACCAACACGTCGCCGAAGCTATCCGTGAGAGGCGAGACGATCGCCACGACACGGAACGCTGCGGCAGCCGTTTGCACGGTCGTCGAGAGTGCCGACGTGGAGTTGCCGGTGCGCGTGCTGCCGGTGGAGGTGCTCTGCACTGCCGCCAGGAACGTATTCGCCCCCAGCATGGCTTGCAGGGCCGGTCCGTTCAGCTGGCCCTGGAACAGCACATCGGGATCGGCGACCACCTTGGCCTTGATCTTCGTGCCGGCCGGCGCGACGTAGTTCGCCGGATAGTACTGGGAGAACTGCTGCTGCCCCAGCGCGTTGATGAACTCGCAGCCGACGAAGATGCCCATCGTGCCTGCCGGGAGAGCATTGGTCGTGCCGTCCGCACCAGTGGCCGTCACCAGCACGATGTAGCCGTTGGTGTCGAGCGCGACGATCGAGCCGAAGAAGAGGTTGGTGGCGATGCCCGCCGGATTGATTTCAAACTCGCTGACGGCGCCGGCATACGGCAGCCCGTCCATGCGCTTTACGGGGCGCAGCCCGTAGGGAGTTGCGGTAAGGGACATGATTGGTTCCTTCAGGTTCCATTGCCAAAAGAATAAGAATCGCCGCGCACCGTCTTGGACTTGCGTTCCACGAACAGCGGCATGCGAGGGTCGTTGTTGCGCATGAGAGCGGTATCCACAGACTGCATCTGCTTGCGCGCCTGATCGGCGTAGTACGCATTGCGCGCACGCAGCCGCGCCGTGGGCATCTTGCACAGCATCAGGCCACCGACTTCCACATTGCCGGCCGCAGTGGCAGGCAGCATCAGCTCGGGATGGTCCGCTGCCTTGACCGGCACCCAACCTTCGCGCATCTTCTTGCTGACGTTGGTGGGATCGGCAATCCCCAGCACCTGCGTAGAGACCCAGTGAAAGCTGAATCCTTCGACGGCATTCGGGACAGGCAAGGTGCTCGGAGGGACGTACTCCTCACGAACGGTTTCTGCGCGCGAGTCATTCTCGCGAGGGCGACGGACTTCAGTCATTTCTGCTCCAGACGCACAACTTCCTGTGCATATTGCTGCGGGGTCAGCCCGAACTTCTTCGCCAGCGCGAGCTGCGTCGGAGTAAGCCGGACTTTGGTGGGACCGTTGCTGGTGCGAGCCGCGGAAGTTACCGGGCTGGTACGCGTGGTCGTGCGCTGCTGTGAGCGAGCGTCGGGATCGGCATCCGCTCGAGCTTCGCCGAAGAAATCGGTGAAGACCTCGTGGAGCCGGCCATCGACTTTCTGAAAATACTCGTCTGAGCGAGGATCAACGCCCTGCTTCACGAGCTTCTGGTGAAGCCCCAGCGCAAAGCTGGTCATTTCCTCGTTGCCGTCCGCTCCGAACCACTGGTTTCGAGCCTGCCAGCGCAGTGTTTTCTGGTCAACCGGAGCGTTCTCGGCACCTACGGCGGGGAGTGTAACCACTTCCTCCGCGGCTTGAACAGGGACGGGCCTGAAATTCGCGATCTCGCGCAGCTGGATCTTGGCTTCGAGCAGCTTCTCCTGCGCCGCCATCTCGGCGTCGGGATCGAACGCTTCCTTGGCTGCCTTCAGCTCCTTGCGTGCCGCATCCAGCACCGCCTCGACATTGGCCTTCGACGCCGCCAGCAGGTGCGTCTCGCCGTTGGTCGTGCGCTGCGCCAGCGTGCGGTTGTGCTGCAGCAGCGACTGCGACGCGCGTACCGCCTCGTCACGCTCGCGCTCCGCCGCCTCACGCGCCCGGCGCTCATCGTGCCGGGCATGGGTCAGCTCGGCCATGCGCGCCTTGACGCCGGCCGAGTAGGTGGCCAGCTCCTCGTCGTCCGGATCCTTGACCTCGTGCGCTAGCGGCTTGCGGCCCCGGTCGGCCGCCGGCATGTCGTCAACGATCTCGATCTCGTCATCCGCGCCACTCGCACGTACCGCGCCATTGGCGCCGTTGATACTGACGACTTCTTCGTCGTCGTCATTGGGTTTCGTTGCCATGCTGCTCTCCTTCAATACGCGCGACTAAGGCCGCGGGGATCGGACACGGTGGCTTCCACCTGATCGTCGTTCAGCAGCCGGAACTCCTTCCCGAACAGCTTGAACTTCGTGCCCGCATAGGTGCGTACAACAACCCAGTCGCCTTCCTTGCACCACGCCCCGCTAGGGAAGCGCACCGGGTCCTTGTAGGCATCGGGACCGACAGCAAGCACGAACAGCACGTTGGTGCCTGCCTCTTCGTCCTGCTGCAGCTTGCGCGTCTTGACCAGCACCGAGTCATCGAAGGACTCGCTCGACTCCGGCGCCGCGCACAGCAGGTGAAAGCCGGTCGGCATAGGCAGCATGGCCCCCGTACCGCTATCCGCCGCAGTGGGTCCGTCGGGTTCGTCCGGCTCGTCGATACGTTGAATCCCAGGCGGCAGGATCAGCTCATCAGGGCGGGTCGTCAAAGTCATGGGCGCTACTTTCCAGCAGGTCACTCAGCAGTTGCTCGGCAGTGCGCAGACCAGTTATCACACCGACGAGATTTTGGTACTCCTCATAGCTGCGCGGCGTGCCGCTCGCGAGCGCCGTCACGCGCAGCCGGATCTCTTCACGCAACCTCCCCAGAAGGTCGTCGGCCGTACGGAGCTTATCCGCCTTCATGCCGGTCCCTTCGGTTCAATCGGGGGCAGCTGCTGCGGCGCCGACCCTGCCTGCGCAGCCCCCTGCGGGGCCGCCTGCGGGGCCTGTGCCGCTGCCAATATCGCTGCCGATGGTGGTGGCTGGGACGCTGCCTGCTGAGCCGCCTGCGGCGGCTGCGCCGGCTTTGGCGGAGCGCTCTCGCCGATCTCGTTGGTGGCGTGCTCGGCCGACAACCGATCGACGTTGGCCTGTGCATCGGCCCGGTCCTGCGCCAGCAGCGCCTGATCCTGTGCACGGCCCATCATGCCGACCTGCAGCGCCTTGACCTCGATCTGCTGCTCGCCCAGCTCGCCTTGCTGCATCAGCTTCTTCTCCTGCAGATCGAGCTTGTCGGCCTTGTCCGCAGCGTCGGTCAGGAACTTCTTCTCGGACAGATCGTTCTTGTCGGCCAGATCGCTCGCCTTGACCTGCAGCTCGCGCTCCTTGATGCCGAGTTCGCGATCGCGCTGATCGAGCGCGCGCACTTGCAGCTGCATCATGGGATCCTGCGCCTGCTGCGCAGCCTGCGCGGCCTTCGCCTGCTGCTGGTTGGTCTGCTGCACCTGAGCGGCTGCCTGCGCAAGCGCCTGTGCAAGCTGCTGCTCCTGTTCCGGCGCCATCGGCTTGCCCGGATCCGGCAGCGGCTGTCCGAGCGCCTGCTCGACACTCTGGCGGTACTGGTACGCCGTGTGCTCGGCGATGTGCGCCTGCATCGCGGCCGTCATCATGGGCGCCTTCGGGTTCTGGCCGATCGACTGCATGACAACCGGGTCGTTCAGCATCGCTTGGTGCGTCTGCAAGTGCGCGGCATGGTTCTGCGCCACGAACGCCTTGATCGGCTTGCCCATCAGCACGTTCATGTTCTCCGTCACCGGATCGGCGGGCATCGCTTCGTCGGGCATCGGCACCAGCTTGACCGGATCCTTGATGCCCAGCACCTCCAGCATGTTGCGGTGCAACTGCGCCAAGTCGTAGACCTGGGGCGCCTGCTGCGACAGCTGGATCACGGCTTGGTACTGCACGACGCGCTGACTCATCGTGGCCGCGCTCGGGTCGCTCACCGGGATGACATCGACCATCGAGAAGTCTTGCTGCTTGGAGCCCGGCTGCGGTGCGGTGGTCTGGTAGGTGTAGCTGTCGTCGCCGCTGTCCGCGATCACCTGCTTCAGCAGCTTCAGCTCCTGCTTGAAGGAGTTGTGCGTGCGCGCCTGCACCGCGGACATCACCTTGAGCTGCCGTTCGAGAAGGGCCAGCGTGGTCCCTACCGGCGTCTGCGCGCTCATGTCGCTGATCTTCATGTCGGCCGTGCCCGGCAGCCGCCGGCCGTCCTCAATGATCTTGTCCAGCAGCCCTGCGAGAACAAGACTCGGTTCCTTGTACGGGAGCGGCAGGAGGTTGTCTCGCAGCACGCCGGACATCACGTCCACGTCGCGCCATTCACCAGGGCTGATCGGCGTGTCGTCGCCCTTGATGCGCAACCCCTTGGTCTTCAAACCTCCTGGGAGGTTCGAGAGGGTTCCGGCATCGACGAGTTGACGCAGGATCGATGTGGCAGCCTTGGCATATCCCCCGATGAGGTGGAACAAGCCATAGCCATAAGGGCCGAAGCCGGGGATGTAGTCGTACTGGACGATGTGCTGGCGGCGCAGGTACAGCGGATCGTTCTCGATCCAGTTGCGCCGGATCGACAGCATGGCGCCGCCCTTGATCTTGGTGATGACGTAGGGCCTTGGCCGCTTCAAGTCACCGTCGCACTCGCAGCCCTTGAGGACCATGCTGACCTGCATCTCGTAGAGGGTGTAGCCCTCGTCGTTGATGTCGCTGAAGCCGGTGGCTTCGTCCTTGGCGTCCTGTATATCGTCGAGTTCGCGGTAGGGCGTGCCCAGCACGGCGTCGGCGCTGTAGACCCCGCTCGCCTGCAGGCTCTGGATCTCCATCTCGCTCTTGCGCATGACGTGCGTGACGCGCTCGGACGAATACACATTCGCCGCGCTGTAGGGCATCACGATGCACTCGGCCGGCACGAACAGGCTCACCTGCCGGCCAAGGAGCGGATCGTCGTTGATCTTCTTGAACGCACAGCCCACGGGGCTCAGGTTCCACAGCATCTTCTCGTGCTCGCTGCGGAACTCGAGCATGCGCTCGGTGAGCTGGTAGTTCATCTCGGCCTTGACGCGCATCGCCGCAGCCTTCTTGTCCTGCGTCTCCTCGCCGATGATCTTGGTGTTGACCGGGCCGCTCGCCGGGAAGACCTCCATGATGGTCTCGGACTGGAAGCGCACCACCGCCTCCGTGATCATGGGGTGCGTCACGCCGCAGGCGCCCTGCCACGGCTCGGTGCGCTCCTCGTACTTGAGCCCCAGCAGCTCGAGCCCGTCGCGGTAGGTCTCCTCCCAGTCGCGCCGGCTGCGCTTGTCCTCGTCCACCCACTGGTCGATGTCGCCGTTGAGGCGGCTGATCTCCTGCTCGTCGGCCATGTCGAGCAGGTTGTCGCCAAAGGCCGGCGGCGGCAGCAGCGCTGCGGCTGCCGCGGCCAGCGCGTCGCCTTCAGGATCGTCGGACTCCCCGTCGCCAACGAGCTCGATCTCGATGTCGTTGGCCGCATCGTCGGGGCTGGCAAGCGAAGTCAGGCCCAGCGGCGCGGGGACGAGCGACTTGACGACATTCATGATGATGGACTCCCGAAGTGCACGCGAAGTATGACGAGCATGCGTAGCAGGTGCACGCGAAGTATGACGAGCGTGCGTTTGTCAATAGTACGCGGCGTGCCGGCGGCGACGTGTGGCGTACTCCTCGTCGTCATCCCTCGGGTCGCCGCTCATGCGCAGGAACCCGCCGGCCCGGAAGCGCTGCAGCGCCTGCGTCACGGTGTCGTACAAGTCGTCGTTGTCGCCCGAGGGGAACTGCGCGCACTCCTCGATCACCTCGAAGGCCCAGCGCCGGTCCGGAGCCCAGACCATCTTGTCGGACAGGATAGGCGCCACGGCGTTGCCACGGGCGCGCTTGTCGTTGGACATGCCGGCCTTGCCCCGGCTCGGGTTGACCTCGGTCACGGGTATGCCGCCCTGGCGCATCTCCTGAATGAGCGGGGCTCCTGCCGCCTTCTTCTCGATCAGCAGCGCGTCGGGCTCCCACGCACGGTAGGTCTCCCATGCCTTGGCCTTGAGCTGGGGGAACTCCCAGCGCCCCTTGAACGCGTCCAGCAGGATCAGCTCGTCGCGGCCGGTGGTCTCGTTGAACCACACGCCCCAGGTGGTGCACGCGCTGTAGTCGTTGCTCGACTTGGTGTCGTGCGCCGTGTCCCAGGAGCTGATGATGAAGGTGACGGCCGGCGGCTTGTCCTTGGGCCATATCTGCCACCAGTCGCGCTTGAGTATGGCGCCCTCCTCGTGGTGGGGCTCCTGCACGTACTGCGCGGCCCAGTACTGCGGCTGCATGCCTGCCTTCTTGGCCAGCAGCTGGTCGATGGGCCACTGCTCGGGCCACAGGCTCTTGCCGGAGGGCAGGATGGCGGGGAAGCGCACCTCGTTCCAGGGCAGGCTGTCGGCGTTCTCCCTGGCCCACGTCAGCGCGCGCCCGATCGGGTCCTTCTTGCCCCACCGGGTGCCGATCATGATGATCGCCCCGCTGGGCATCAGGCGCTGCAGGGGTCCAACCTGCATGTAGGTCCAGGCGTTCTCGAAGGCGGCGTCGGGGTTGGACAGGACCGCTTGCTCGGACACGAGGTCGTCTGCAATCAAGAGGTGGGCGCCGTAGCCCGCGGCCGAGCCGCCAACCCCCAACGCGAGGTACTTGCCCCCGACCGTGGTCGTCCAGTCGTCCGCTGCGCTCTTGTCGCGGCTCACGACCGTGCTGGGAAATACCTCGAGGTAATCGGGCGTGGCCAACAGGTTGCGCACCTGCCGGCCGAAGCTGGCGGACAAGTCGGACGTGTGCGTGACCATCATGACGTGGTGGTCCGGGTGATGCCCGAGATACCACGCCACGAACAGGAAGGCGATGGTGATGGACTTGCCGAAGCGCGGCGCCATCGATACTGTGAGACGGAGTTCGGCGCCGGAGGCGACGTTGTGAAGTAACGGCTCCAGAAATCTATGGTGGGGACCTTGCTTGAAGCCGGGGTACATGCGCGCGCAGAAGTGCAAAAAGGAAGTCCTCGCAAGCTCGGACTGTTGTGCTTGGTCGAGGGCGTCGAGGTCGGCGAGCACGGCGAGGGCGTCAGACTCGCTGAGCGATGCGAGGGAGTCGATGAGGCGCTTGACTTCCTCCGGGGGCATGAGGGGATGCGCGGCCGCGTCTGCGAAAGTACGGAAGTCAATCATGGACGTTCATGGACGTGCAGGGGGTGCAGGGGGTGCAGGAGTTGTGTCCGGCTCGGGGGGCGGCGGTGTGAAGTGTGCGTCCGATGCGGGGGGTGCAGGGGGTTGAGTTGCCGTGATCACGGCGTCCTCCACCTCGTCGTCTGCCGGCAGGGGAGCGGACCTGGGCAGGAGCTTGGTGAGGCGCTCGCGCAGGCGCTCGACGATGGCGTCGGCGGTGTTGTCGGAAGGGGGCCGGGTGATCTCCACGCGCTCCGTGAAGGCGCCGATCTCGGTCACGGTGCCAAGGGCCTTCAGCGCGGGCAGGGAAGTCTTGGGATCGGGTGAGCGGCTGTGCTCGATGAGACGCGCGACGATGAAGCCGCGGATCTCCTTGGCCTGCTTGACGAACTCCCAGTCGTACTGGGTGAGCATGCCGGCGAGATGGCGCACCGCGGGCGGCGCGGACAGGGCCATGAGCGCGGCCTTGGCCTGCATGGGATCGCGGTAGGGGTCGGTGACGGAGCAGAAGGCGTTGCGCGCGGCGTCCCTGGCCGCTTGCTCGAGGCTCGGGTCGGCCGCGTCCTCGGTGTGTGCGCCGACCTGATCGAGCCACGAGACGGTGGTGGCCTGCGCGTTCATGAGCGCGTGCGGAGAAGCGGCATCGATGGAGAGTGATGCCGCTGCGCTCGCGGCGTCCGGAACGGGGATTTCACGAGAGTGTGGTGTGTCTTCATCGAAGACATTGAACTCCGGCTGCAGAAGATGGTTGAAAAGGGTCATGGGCGGGCACGTCAAGAGCGCGCGAAGTATGACGAGCGTGGGGTGTGTCGGGTGCGCTATAGTACGCGCACGGGTGCATGCACGGGTGTGTGCGCACCTCCGGGTGAGTGTTCAGGGTGTCCGCCAGCAGTAATTCTGGCGGACTTTTTTTGCGCTGAAATACTAGAATATGACGCGAATTTGGGGTGAATATGGCGTGAATTTGGTGAATATGGGGTGAATTTGGGGTAAATCGGCCTGAATACTCGGGTTTCGGAGATCAAAAATGACCGATTTTTCTGGAATTTTTAGCGATTTCTCGAGGTAAAACGGCTGCTTTTTTCAAAATTTTGCGGAATTTTCTGAGCGTTTGGGAGAATTCGTGTTCTTACAAGGGGGTTAACATCCACACAGCACGGGGGGAGGGGGCATAGTACCCTCGGCACCCCCCGTCAGATACTCTCCTTCCTGGGTGTAGATACTAGGTTCCGTACAATAGAGTCAGCGGTTAGGGGAATCCATCGGGTTCCACCGCTGTACTTGAAAGGTACATCATGAACGTCTCATTCAACTTCAATGCCGTCGTCAACGCCGCCCTTCCCGCCATCGTCGCTGACGCGGCACCCGCGCATGTGGCCAAGGCTGCGTACACCGCTGTCGTGCAAGGTGCGCCCAACGTGGCGCAGCTGCTCGTGGCGTGGCGCGAAGGCGAGCTGGTGCGTCGTGCGGTTG